GTGCCTGCGGCTACCTGTCTTGGTGCATAATTCCTTCCTGGAGGGCCACTTGCTCCTGTGCCTGCGGCTACCTGTCTTGGTGCATAATTCCTTCCTGGAGGGCCACTTGCTCCTGTGCCAGCGGCTGGTACCCTTGTCGGTGTCATAATGCCAGCGGCGCCCATATTGCCGCCGCCAATGGTTCCTCCTTCAGCGTCACCACCTTTTATCAGCTTGGCGCCACCTAACATGGCTTTCTCGGCCTGCAACATTGCAATTTGCTTATCAATGTCTTCAGCTCTACCTTCTAAAATTTGTTTAATTTTCATAATAAATCCAAGTATATTTAATATATATTTAATATATTTATCTACTACCGCCTAAATATTCAGTTGCAAACCCATGTTCTACAAGATAATTATTAAGATTTACTTCTTCTATCATAATTTCACCTAGTAATCTACCAAACTTACCTTTCTTATCCAAGTATGTTTTAATAACAACATTAGATCCTACTGGGCACATTTCTTGCACTTTTGCTTTAGCGGCGAGTCCTTTTTCTTTTTCTACTAAATCGCGTGTTCTACTTTCAGGGGCGTTGATACCTAATAAGCGAACTCGTTGCTTTTTAAGTATAATACTAAATCCTAAGTCAATATCAACATCTATTGTGTCACCATCTACAACACGATCTATTGTTGCAGGATACTCATACATTACTTTCCCTGCCCTCTATATTTTTTCCAACTGCGCTTTTTATGTTTGTTTGTTGGACGTGATCTTGTACTATTCCCTATAGATGTTTTCTTTTTAACATAGATTCTCTTTTGAAACCCTATACTTTTTGCCATGATTGATTCCTAGTGTGGTCCTGGACGTGGAGATAACGTATTTGTCCCTGTTACGCCCGCTTTATTTTGTAATGCATCATCAAATACTTGACTATCTGCTAATGCTTTAGTAGCACCGGATAAACATTCTCCTAATGCTTTTTTAATTTCTGGATTTGCCATTTTAGATGACAATGAAGATGCAAACCCTGATAATGCACCTTGACTTTGTATTTTTTTAGCCGCATCCGACATCGCTAAACTCATATCTTTCATCGTAGCATTTTCCTTTGTCATTATTGAAGTAATTTCACTAGCCGACGATTGCATAGCTGCACTGGCAGACGCGGCGGCCGCTTCAGCATCTGGTATTAATTTAGTTAATACTGCTTGTAAAGATGTTTGATCAGCTGCATCAGTTCCTAATTCTACTTCAGCTGCTCCTGGCCCTGTTATTGTTTCACCAGTATCACTAGTTGATGTAACACTACTCCAATCTCCATTGCAGGCATTTGCTATATCTGAAAAAACTGTTGTACTAATGCCACTCATAGCACTTTTATAGTTCGTTAAAGCCGCATCCATTGGGCCATTTTTACCCATTACTGAACCCATGACATCTTTAAACGTCTTTGCACCATTAGTTCCGCTACCACCACCAAATTGTGATGTTAAATTGGTAGCAGTTGCGGCAGTTACTTTTTCTGTTCCTGCTGGGAAATTAGGATTTGCAGTGGCACTTAAATCTTTAACAACTGTTCCCATATCACTAGCAGTATTTAATTGTCCAAAATCATCACCAAAATCTTTAGTCATTGCTGAGAAGTTTTCTACTGCACCACCTGATGCTTTAGCATAATCCATAATATCACTACCTGATGTTAATGTAGCATCTGGTGTCTTTAATATTGTCTTTACTTCATCCATTGCTTTAGAACTTTTAAGTGAAGAAAGAACAGATGTTGCTTGGGCAGATGTGATGCTATCTGTGTCTAAACTACCATGAGCCGCCATAAAAGCTGCTTTTGCTTCTACTGCATTACCTGCTATAAGTTTATCTACAACATCAACTGGATTTTGATCAAGTGGTAATTCTCCTAGTTTTGCTAAATTTGCTCCAGCCGTAGCACCACTAAATCCACCTTCAGGACCTCCTTCCATCATTGGGCCAAATTGTCCTGCTACTTTAGCAAGAGGAGAAGATACTGTTTCTGTAGCACCTACTACAGCGGCATGCATTGCTTGAGCAGATTGTTCCATTGCTTGTTCCATTTGCCCAAAATTCTCAGCAAATTTTGATGGATCACCACCACCAAGTATTTTATCTGTATGTGCTTGAACTGAATCCATTAAAGTACCAGTATCTCCCAAACCACCGCCAGCAATTTTACTAGCTATTGATTTTAATTGGTCCGCTTGGGCGGATGGTATACCAAACATACCACCTTCTTGTCCGGTACATTCTAGATTAGCAATAGCATCTACCATATCTTTAGCGGCTTTCTGAATTGGCAATTCTTTAATAGAATCTATTAATGCTTTGGTAGTTGTTGGCATAGCCAAACCATTACCTTCCATTAATTCTGCCAATGCTTCAGATTCTAAACATTTGTCTCCAACTTCGCAACTGCCCTGGGCACCTACGCCGCCTTCTCCATAAATGCTTTCACCGCCTGCCATGTCCTATTCTCCTATAATAACGTCTTCACTGCCCACAGCACGTGGATGGCCACAAGTATCTTTATCAATTTTAGTTCGCAATGCTGGCTTTCCTTCAATAATAACTGACTTACATGTTGATACAGTTTTAGCACTACAATGAGGTGGGGATGGTAATGGACAAGGTGCATGAGGAGTGACATCCATTTGAGGTATGCCTGCTTTTCGTCCATTAATTAAGACAGATTCAGCACCGCCTTGAGCGATGCCGCCTGCTGAATTAGGGTCTTTGTCCCGCTGTGCTTTCCATGCCATACTACTATTTATTTAACTTGGCATGGCAAGACCAGTAGTTCCTTGGATATACTGGTCAGACATTTCTTTTCTTGTTGGTGCAATTACTATACAATTATGTTTAGAAAGAGTTACAGTGGTATCCATTTCCATTGTTAACATAAATTGACTAATACCTACACCTTGCGGTCCTACTTGTAGAGACATTGGCTTGTCTACTGTAATATGAGTATCTGTTTCTTCTTCAAATCTAGCAACTAATTCTTCACCAGTTACTAACTTAATTGATATTACATCACCTTTTTTATGATTGATTTCGATTAACATCCATACTTTCCTTAAAAATTCTAATAGCACTATAACATATTAATAGGCCTATACCACCACCAATTACGACATCTGGTATATTGCTCTGCGTTAGTCCTACTAATATACCAGCAATAATAATACCAACACTTGATATGGCATCATTTCTACAACAAATATATGCACTCTTTAAATTAATGTCTTTATTTTTATAATATAACAATAACATAGCAGATGCTATATTACCTATTAATACAAAAACTCCTACTAAAGTAATAGGCGTAGCATTAGGCACATATCCTGTTATTACATTTTGAATAACATACCATAACGCTAATATACCAAAACTTAACATTATTATTGCTTTTAATAATGCGACTTTTGCTTTTACTATCAGACTAGAACTCATAACAAATATACTGCCTAATAGGATTAAAGCATCACCTATATTATGAGCACTATCACCAAGTAAACTAGCAGAATGGGATATTACACCAAAATATAACTCAACAACAAACATCAACGCATTAATTAAAAAACATATAATTAAAGCATTGCGTTCACATGCGCCACATTCTTCTAAATCATGACAGTCATCGTCTAAACATATTCGAAACATTATCCCAGTAGTAGAGTATCTGGTGTCTCCACTAGTCCATTAAATCCGCCTTCTACTAATCGATCATTGATATAAATTTGTGGAACGGTTCTATGACCTTGTTCCAAAATCCATTGGCGTGCTTCTAGATCTTGTTCGATATTTACCTCTTCATATGTTATATTTTTTGATTCTAGATACTGCTTTGCTCTTACGCAGAAAGCGCAAGAGTTCTTACTATAAATTTTGATCATATTAAACCTTTCCAGTCTTTACTATGATCTACTTTGTGGCAATCACAGCCACAATCTTCACAGGTACAAATTCCTGTCTCATCGCATTTACAATCTGGATTAGTGCATCCACAATCCTTTTCTATCATATTTCGCATCCTCCGGCTACACATGCTAATTCTTGACTGCTTGTAGTCATATCTTGTTGTTCATATTCGCTTAAAGTTTCCCAACTTACATTTTTGGGCATACTTTGCATTGCTTGTTCATACTGTTCTTTAGTGCAATCTTGGTATGGTGCTTGCCGATACGTATGATCACTAAACGGTAAAAACGATACACCAGACATTTGATCAAAGTGTTCATAAACCCACGCTCCGACCTCCAACCACTCGTGTTCTTTGACACTAATTGTTACTGAGGGTTTGTGTTCACACCAATTATCTTGATAAATTTTCCATAATTCTAACTGTTCTATGGCTGTCATATCTTTTCTATAAACACCATATTGTGGCCCTTTCATTGGAAAGGAAAATACTACAGTATGTTCTGGTTTTGTTACATCATCTTCTACAGGAAATCCTGCTTCTATCATCATTTTTGCTAATGGATCTTTTTTATCTGCTCTAACTGTTCGAATATAATATTGATTATGTCTTGCATGTATTCCACTTGCGCTATCTACTAATTGACTTACTGTACCTGATGGTTTTACACAAGTAATTGCAACAGATTGATTAATACCAAGTCTCTTTGCCCAATCCTTATTAGTAGCAACAGCAACTTTTTTAAGTTCTGTGAGTAATTCCTCTAAACCTTTCTTTTTACCATTTGTTAATGGATTATCCATAATACCTGTTAAAGAAACACCCAATAAACGCTCTTCATCACAATTCTGTAACCATCTCTTATTAAGATATCTAAAATTAGTAAGTGTTGATTGGAATGTGCCTAAAATAGTTGCATTAATAACTTTATCTTTTAATGTTTCAAAAGTATCGTTTGGACGAATTACTACTTCAGATAAATTACAAAATTCTTCTGATCTTAAAATAATTTCACTGCAAGGGTTGGTGCCAAAATTATGATTTGGATCTCTACGTTCATTTTTGCCTGCTTGTTCTTTAGCGGCACGTCTGTTAAATATGCCACGCTCACCGGATTTGGACTCATAGAGAGATTTCCATTCTTCCATAAAAATACCAATATCAGGACGTTCAGTGTAACAAGCAGAATTATTTGCTAATGCTCGTTGAGTTTGTGTTTCCCACCACTGTCCTGATTTTGCTAAACGCATTCTGTCGTCAGACAAATTTGACAAACTGATCAACGCAGAACGCCTTACACCACCTACTACTACTATCTCCGCAATTTTACATGTAATATCATGACACTCTAAGGATGTTAGTCTACGTCCAGCGGCGCCTTTGAAAATACCTACACAAAAATTAAATAAGTCTTCTAAAGGTTCTGGACCTGATGCTCTACCACCAAATGTTTTTAATGGAGAACCTGCGGCTCTAACTCGCGTCAAATCCCATACAGGAATTTGTCCGCCGTACAATAGATGAACTAATTCTTTGAGTGCTTTGGCCCAACCCAATTTAGAGTCACTTACTACAATAGTAGTTTCTGTTGGATAAAAATCATCAGCAACTCGGGGCATTTCATTAATCATTTGGCGTTCAACACTAAAGCCAACGCCCGTACCATTCATTAAGATATAAAGTATTTCGTCAAATGCACGTGGGTTATCAATTGCTACAAATGAACAATTATAACCCGCGACATTCTCGCGATGTAATGCCTCTCCAGCAGTCATAAGACAGCGCATAGAAGGCATTGTTTCTAAATTTAATACAGAATCTTGAAGTTTTTCTTTAAGATCTTTTGACAAATTATAACTACATGTCTCCTTTAAATGTTCTGCGAAGAAAGTAAAGTATCTGTCTACTGTTTCTTCCCATGTTTCTCGTCGATTGTCTTCATAACGGTAACGAGAGTATCTTGATAAATGAATGTATTGCTGGTATAGGGAGGGTAATTGATTATCTGCCATAGTTGAGATCCTTAATTATAATATCTATTATACAATAAAACGCTTTGATTGTCACGCCTTATATGTATATATCGAGAAAATGATATTTGAAGTATTTACCTGGTCTGTAACCAGATTATCCACGTGTTTAACATTTGCTAATATTAACTTCTAGGTATTTTAATTAATGATTTCTATTGCGTTTACAAACGAGGCCACGGTACCAGTGTTTGTAGTAGTATACTTCAACGTTGCAATACCACCACTATGAGTAACTGTAAACGAAACTCCAGTTGCGGCTGTTTCTTCATATTCATCACTAATACTTGATGCACCTGTTTTAATTGCTATATCTAAAGTACCTACTCTAGACTCTGAACCACGTGTAATTTTATAAGAAATTTTAACATCTTTTATTGAAGCTTCAGCAAAAGTAAGTCCAGTTGTAACAGCAGTTTGATTATCTGCCAATGTTATTGTTGTAGGAATACGTGCTTCATGTTTACCCCATACTTGTTTTTCATTAGGTATATTGTAATAAACATCAGCATTATTTGTAGCAATTCTATCAAATGTTCCTACATCTCCATCTGGACGTTTAAAGTTATCTGAAATACTAGTACAATTAGATACATTTGAACTAGCATAGTTAATTACATCAGCAACAGCACTAGTAGTACCATCACCTGAGTTATTATTACCTACATCATCAAATGTGTTGCCAACTGAATAAATGGCTGAACCATAGTCTACGTTAATGGCTTCATAATCTATATCACGAAATAAAGACCCCATTACTTTAAAACTTGTCGGGCCAGTTCCTGATGATGTTGATTCACCTAACCATATACCTCTGTTTGCAATGTCAAAATTACAATTTGTAAAATTAAAACCTTCAATGGCGTCATTTGAATATACTCCAATTGGAACGCCCAAAAACTGACAATTGTTAAATGTAATATTTCGTGTTTTTAATGCATTTGTTTGTGTAACTTTTACAGCAGCTGGTCTATCAGTACTATTTAAACCATCACCATTAGTATATGTGCCCATAAATGCCACATTTTCAAAATATGAATTAAGTGTTGAATCAATTTGAATACAATCTTGTAGTAAATGTGTTGTATCTGTCGTTTTAATACATAGGTTGCTAACTACTAAACTCTGTGGTTGTATAGCACTGTTATTACCAATATTTGGTGCGATTTGATTTTTAGAATCTGATGTACGCATTACACAACTATCATGTCCTGCCGTTGTTGAAGAAGTAATAGTTACTGTAGCACTTGAATAACCTGAACCACCATTTGTAACAGTAATTGCTGTAACTACTCCACCAACAATTGTTGCTGTTGCTGTTGCACTACTACCATCACCTGTAATTGTTACTACTGGAGCAGTTGTATAACCTGCACCACCAGCACTAACAGCAATACTCGCCACAGCACCTGAACTTAAAGTAGCGGTAGCAGTTGCATTAGTTTGTGTTTCATTATACTGTATAAGTGATTTACCTGGACCATCACCAAAAATAGTTGCCCAAGTTGGTATTTTTATTGGAGCAGTTACTTTATAAACACCTGCAGGGAAATATAAACTTCTACGTGCTTTTTGTGTAGTATCTTTAACAAACAATTCATACATTGCCCTATCAATTGCGGCGGTGTCATCTACTGAACCATTACCACTTGCACCAAAATCCATTACACTAACATAATCATCTAACCTATCTTGCAATTTTCTAACAGTTGGTGCGCCTGCTGTGGCTCCTGTTTGAACTGTTGATGTTGCATTTCCCTCGTAAGTATAGTTTAACAATGACACAATATTACTGTGTTCTGTTAATACTTGTGTATTACCTACAATTGGCGCGCCGGCACTCGTTGGGCCGTTGCCAATATATAATTTACGAGAATCAGTAACCCAACCTAATTCTGCATGTGATAGTTGTGGAAGATTTGATTCCAATCCTCTACGATGTTGTATTCTTGAAATTTGTACTATTGCCATATCTATATTTATACTTTAACTGTAATTACAATTACTACAGGTTGAAGCACAAATATGTAAATTTCCATTTTTACTATTATATGGTGCATTTACTGTTTGGAGAAATATATTTTCTGATGTATCTGGTTTCCAAGTTTGTTTGACAAGATTCATAAATCCACTATCAAATACTGCTTTAATACTTCCATGCTTTAATGCATCATTTACATCTTGTTGTAAGCCTGCGTATTTTAAAAGTTCTCGAGTATCATATGTATATTCATTTGCTATTCTTGTATGGTTCAATCCCATCATGCAACATGGATATACATAACCATCTGCTGTAATAAAAATTCGTTGTAAATCAACTGCCATACAATCTATTTTACGATTCTCAATAAAACGAGCTTCTCCTCCACCACGTAAAATATTATTAATATCTACATTATCAAAATTATTAGTAATATTGGCATATCCACCTAAATAACCTTCAAGCCAAGATTTCTCTGTAATATCTTTCTCCCAAGACTTTTCTTGATTTAAATATTTTTTACTGACAATTTTACCAAATTCTATTGTTTGTTTCATATCAACAGTATGCCCATCAAGTGCATCTACATTAGTATTTTCTTTTAAATTTGTTGTAGCATTCATATAACCATATTCATCTATAGTTGAGTCTTCCAATTGTCCAACATATACTCCTTTGTTATCCATAACAGGAGTACCATTAGGACGATCTGATTTAATAACATCAATATTATTAAAATTATATGCTTTAGCTAATCTTTTTACTTCTTCTAATTGATGTTGATTATGCTTAAACAATATAAATTGCCAACATGCATTTCCTCCAGCATCAATAAATGCTGTTGCATTACTTAATACTTTAAGATAACTTGTATTACGCCTATAAAACGAATGCACTTCTTCTGTAGTGCCATCAATTGCCCATATTATTTTCATCCCTTTACCATACTTTGCAAACTCTGCCCAATAATGTTGCTCATACATTGAACCATTAGTATTGAGGGTTGCCCAAATCTCTGGATTAACACTAAACAAATATTCTACCATATCGTGCAAATAAGGATTCATTTGGGCATCACCCAGATTACCACAAAAACTTATATCGTTTAATTGTTGCAAAAATTCTTCGGGCAATAGTATTTTAAACTGCTCAAGTGTCATATTGCCTTTATATATACCGGGTTTTGCCCCATAACCAAAATAATTTCGCGGACAGGCAGGACAAGCGGCATTGCACCGCTCTGTTATTTCTATTTGAACACTTTTAATATCGTTGAGATTATACATTATAATACTGGGCGACTTTATCATTCCAACCTTCAGCCACGGTGTCAAACTCCTCACCTTCAATAACAAATTCTTGATATGTTAAATCACGACTGCACATTAGTATAACTCCAGTATTTATTTCTGTATCAAACATCTCATTATGAGCCTGAGCATAAGCAGTAAGTTGGCAAAAGTAATCATCAACCCATTCTCTTTTCTTTGGTTTATTTGTTTGCTTAAAATCTAAAATTGCTAACTTACCATTCCATAAACCAACACAATCTGTCGTGCCAGCATATAAACCACTGGCATACAACGAAACTTCTGTGCCGTATATCTCTGCTACTTGCCTAAAACCTTCCGCTATAATAACATTAGACATACTATATGCTTGCTGATGTATTTGATTACTGCCTACTTTTCTCTTTTCACTGTTAATGTATAATTCTAAATTTTTATGCATTAACGTGCCAACATTAGCAGCTTCTGTAGTAATTTGCTGTGCTTGCTCTGTGCCAACACGCTTTCTCCAGTTTGCTAATGCTTCTCTTTTTTCTTTTGATTTTGTTGCATCTAGTATAGTTGTTACACTAGGAACACTTGAACCATCAGGTAACTTATAATGGCGTTTTCTATCTATTGTTGTTACTCTATCGATAGGAGAGTATTCGTACTTCTCTAATAATAGCATTGTTATATTATAGTTGATTTATATTTAAATGTCAAGTATTTAAGACAAAGGTCTTGTATGCGGATTATTTGTAGGTTGGGTGAGCCGCCACTCATCCCATTCTTTGGCTGTCATTGTACCACCAGGAACTGCATCACCTTTCGCTTTAAAGGCCGCTAACTGGTCCGCCATTGATGAGTGTTCTTTATCATCATCATAATTTGGGTGGAATGGCATATCCAGTGTATTACCTACAGGACCAAATGTCTCAGGATTCTCTGCAAAAAAGTCATTTAATTTTTCAATATATGGTTTATATTTGTCAAGAGCTTGTTTATTTTGTTTGCCTAATGCTTCTATTGGCTCTATATTATTCATATCCATCTCTGGATCATATTCTGCAGATATATGAGACTCTCCATGTTTATCACGCAAACTATAAATTAAATGGCCGCCGGGTGATTCTCCAGTTTCTATATCAGCATCGGCTTCTATAATCCGGTGTGCCATCCAATCAAGTGCTTCTTCATCACTCATCTCTACTACTAGATCTGCACCTATCTCTTCCTCCCACGGATCTACGCGGTCCAATTTATCCTCTATATAATCTTGAATGGAGCCGTTATCTTCTATCCAGTTTTCGAGGAACTCATAAACATTATCGTCAGTATGGTCTACTGGATCGTATTCGGCAGCAAATTCATTTCTTAATCCAAACGTTGGATCCATGGCTTCCTCTTGACCAACTGGACAATAACCACTAATGCAATTTTGCATCATTTCGCCTTCGCGTTCCATTTCTTGTTTTGAGTCTAAACGCACCCACATAAAACCATTATCAAATCTCATTATAATTGGTGCTTCAGTTTCTAAACGTTGCCTTTCTACTTTATCATGTTTCCATTTTTGAGCACCTAATTGAGTCATAACATTCAGTGCTTTTTTTATGCCTTGGAAATCATATTTTCCTTGTTGATAAGCATTTTTAATAGGAGCAAGTTTATTTTTAATATCTATGTCAGTGTCCGGATCAGATAACTTTTCATGAAATTTGGAAAAGTTTGCGTTGTAAAGTGCCATTAAATCAACATGCAATTGATTTAAATCTTTTTCTTCAATTGTATATACTTGGTCTGTAGCGTTTTGAATATAATCTGGATCTTTTTCTGTTGGTGTGTAAGTTGTTAGCGCATACTCTACGTAGTTGCCATTAATAATATCCTTTCTCATTCTTTTTAAGAAAGCGTTGTGATTGATATCCATATCCAAATTTGACAAGTCAACACTTAAATCACGTATGAACTTGTCAAGACGTGCTAAACCCTGTGGCTCAACGTTTGCTTCAATTAGTATTGGATTAAAAAATTCGGCTAATAGCATATAACATATTTATTCCGCATTAACCTCTACGTGTGGCTGGATTATCCACTGTAAAAGAAGTATCACCAATTGAAACCCTTACTGCTGGTTCATACCCAGCACCTGGTTTTGGAAAACGGTATGTTCCACGATTGCCATTTGTAAATCCAGAAAAACTGCCAGTATCACCACCTACAATAACAGTTGTTTGGGCATATTTGGAAGGCAACAATACAACAAGATTGCCATCACCTTCAGATATTGGTTTCCAAACTGCTCCAGTTCCCAAAGCACCGAATGAAGTAATCCCTGAAAAAGTTGTAATAGATCCGCCACCGCCACCGCTGCCATGTGTGGTACTACTACCACCAGGATGTTCAGGAGTGCCAGAATCACCTGGCCGGCCAGCATTACCAGTTTCTGGTTTTCCTGCTGGATTATATGTATTATAATGATTTAAATCTTGTGTTACACCATCTCCAGTGTTTATTTTACCACCTTGCAAGGCATAATCAGCTTCAACTTCACTACGTAATAAACCAGTTTGTGTCAAGTGTCCAAAAGAAGTATCTAATGCACCAATTAGTCCATTAACAACACCCATTACTTGTGCTATAGCAGCTCCTGCCGATGTTTCACTACTTCCACCCACATTAAATGCAGAACCATCACCAATATCAGCAGTTGCTTTAACTGCTGTATCATTTTTTGTACCGGCGGCCGCGGGACGCATAACTGTTTGCCCAGTACCTTTATTGCCTAAGCCATAAAATTCTATTTTTGTTTGATGATGTATTGGTTCAATTAATCCTGCAACGGGATGAACTTGTAATCCTGACGGCATGAGAGCCGAAGGATCTGCTGTTTTAGCACCAACTGGTGCTAGTTGATCTGGCTTGCCAATAACCAAAGTATCATCTATAACCGTTACATGATCAAATACAGTATTATTCCAGTTAAGAACCCATTTAATTTTATTTGTTGTTGTAGCATCAAACCAATTGCCTGGATGTATTTGATAACCAAACTTTCTAAAATGAGATAATACTGCGTTAATACGTTTATGATTAACAAATATATTTGGATCTATCTCTTTTATTGCCGCTTGTACTTCTTTCATGGTCATTTCTGTAATACCAGGAATACGTTGAACAGAAGTAAAATCTGTTCGTCCTTTCCACCCAGCACCGTACATATAAACTTCTTCCAATAACCACCAATCACCATAATTGTAAGCACCGGCCATACCGGCACCGGTAGAAATAACTGTTTTTACTTTGCCTGCATCAGAAGCATCTTCAATAGCATCATTGATAAACTCAATTTCTGCTTTTACTACTGAATCGCCTAGAATTACTTTGCCGCGCACATCGGCGGCTGATTTAGTATGACTTGCCATACTATTATTTATATGGGATTATTATTGGGACTTCTGTTTTATCTTTTCTTTAACTGCTTTATCTACTTCAACTGCGTGATTAGCAGTTAGTGGGGTTGGGCGTTCTTGTTCTGTGCCGAGAGGACTAAACTTACCGTCAGGACTTTTAATATCAGAATCTACATCTGGGTTGGGATTTATGCCTGCTTGCGTTAAGACTGTGTCTTTAGGCGCGGTGAATTCTTTTAGTCTCACCAGCTTATTTCCCAGTAAAAAGTATCGTTAGTTGTGGTGTTTTTCTTTCTAACAATAGTATATTTTTTACTGGTAAAGTGGGACATTACTTCGCTCATCTGTTCTGTTTTTAATGTGCTAGTAGAAGTACCTTTCCAAACTTTATAATAAGATTCTCCAGTAGCATCGTTTTTTGTCATTGGACTACCAGTAATTGTTGTGCCTGCGATTGTAACAGTTGTTGTATCTGTTGAAGTGGTTGTTAATGCGTTAGCTGCAATTGCCGCTAATACACGCAATTCTAATATTGAGATTTCTTGAGCAATTAGACTATTATCTTGTCCACGTTCTCTTGCTAATGTTGCTGTAGGGAAATATGCCATTTAAATTCTCTTTTTCATTGCTCGTTTAGCCATGTCATCTACTGTATTCTGACTTGGCTCATCTATATTCTCTGGATCTGAAAAACTTATTTCTTCTCCTGAATCGGTATTAAGTACAATTTCTTGGTCATTATGATCACGAATTAAATTTTCAAATGCACCTGGATCCATATCTTTTAATTGCAAAAATGCTTCATAATCCATAGGTATACCTGTTACATTATACACTTCTGCAGACAATACAGAAAAAGGCACTACTGCATCATTTGGATTTGTTGAGGATTCAGCTGAACTTAATTCATTAACCAAAATAGTAAGCAATGCATCCTGCTGTTCTTTAGCTCCTGAATCTTCAGTAACTTTATTAATGACCTCAACAATTCGCATGTTACTCGCGCTCTGCTCTGCCTATTTCTTCTTCCGCACCAGCTGCTACATCAGCAGTTTCAAAATCTTCTTCTGGCATTGGTTCTGCATCCATAGGCACTTCTTCAACTGGTGCTTCTACACCCATTGCTTGTGGTACTTGCTCTTCACCAGTAAGTATTCTGCTTGCTTGTGAAAGTGTTTCACGTGCTGTGCCATTAGCTGCAACTAGTTCATCTAATGTTGGAATAACAATGTTAGCATATGCTGTACTAATTTCTGCACCAACTTCATCACGCATTGCATCTAGCAATGGTGGGAGATCTTCGTTGCGTAATTTACTTAAATCATCAACTGCTTTTTGTACTCTATCTACAACATCTTTTGATGCTAGTAATAGTTCTGCTTGGTCTTCTTGACTTTCATATAAGCCACGTAATCTATCTGATATTTCTTCTTTACTTTCGTCAACACCCAACTGTTTCCTTGCACGTTTTGTAAGATTATTAAGCATTTGAACGTTTGCCATTCCACTCATCATAATATCATCTAGCATGTCTATCAATGGAAGAAATGATTTTACAAACATTGCTGGTACTGCTTTACCATCATGGGCCATTTCAATTGCCCTTTTAGCTCGCATCATATTTGCTGAGCCAACTAATTTACGTAGTGCTACAAATCCTTTTGGATCAAAAACAAAATGTCCTTTATCTTCATCAAGTTTTTCTTCATCAACCTTTTTATTTTTTTCGTCAACTTGAGCTGCTACTTTTTCCCATTTAGTACCGGCCGGCTTTATTTTCTTACCTGCGCCAAATCCACCTTTGCTTGAACCACCTTGGCCTGGAATTGGTTGTGCATCTGCGGCGGCAGTATTTTCTTTGTTAAATTCATTAAGTTTAAGTTCAGCAATGTGCTTTTCTAAATTTTCTTTGATGAAAATTTTAGCCAAATAAGATTTTGTTTTATGTAAGTTGTGTCTATCTTCTGATAAACGTTGCTTCTGTATTTCTTCGTTAACAGAAAGTAGTAGTTGTGCTGACTTATCTAAGTCTAGTTTACTAATATCTACTTTCACACCAAACGTATTTTGCATACTATTTGCAAATTGGTTCGCTGTTTGCGTTGGTTTAATATCAGTTAAATTCATAGTTGTGTATCCAAATATTGTAAAATAAGTTATATGTATTTATTAAAAAACATGATTAAAATACATCGTGTTTAATTGTTTTAGAGCATATCTAGCCTTATACATGTATGTTTTCAGTCTATCTTCAAACAAATTGACTTTGAACCAATCTCCTTCATCTGCATATTGCCTCATTCTTTCCTTTGCAAATTTTAATTTTTCAATGTTTATTGAAAACTGCTCATCCAATTCTTTCACTTCTTTATACAACACACTATTTTGATTATTATAAAAAATTGACAGCATAATTGCTGATTTTTTGTGTACAATATCTTTCTCTATTATAGAAAATCCACGATTAAACCCTTTCTTTAAAATATAGCCAGACTTGTTTTTTTGTATACGAATATCACCTACTTTAATACCTTTGTTTATTTTTTTAACTTTTAAATAATGAAGACGCTTCTCTTTCTTTAACTTATCAATTAAAGAATCGTATACATCAACGAATTTTTTATCAATTTTTTTCTTTGATTGCTGTTGCATAGTATTATTTAATTATAATTTAATAATTAGATTAATTACTGATTAAGCATCAAAGGCTGGATTTGGATCGGTACCGTATTTTTTATACCACTCTACTGTGCCATATTTAGGTTTAGATACTTGTGCCACTGGCTCATCTCGCCGAGGTTCAGGTGCGTCTACACCTTGTGTTTTTTGTTTTGGTATTGGTGTAGCATAGTCTTGTTTTTGTTTGTATAACTCCATTTTATCAATGATATCTTGTTGATATTGTAATCCAGCATCTCCTTTAGGAGTTGGACCAGCATTATACATTCGTGATGCTTGATCATCTGTTTTTGCACCATATTTTTCTTTTTGTAATTTCCAATATACTCCAGCAACTCTTATATTATCTTCAGGATCATGTAAATCTACTTTTCGACCAAGATACTTTTCTACATCTTTTCTTGCTAATTCTCTAATTTGTCCTATACCAATTGCAGTACCTTTATCACCTGTAAGTGTTTTTCCAGTTTTATCATCTGTATGATTAAAACTTGATTCTTGATGTAAATGAGCAGCTAATCTCGCATATGGAATACCAAGTTCTTTTGCAATTTTAGCAATGCGTTCTTTATATATTTTATATGACCTAGGAATTTCTGAAGATTCAGTTAAAGGCATTCTAACTTTTATATTAGATTCATTTATTTGGGTATTACGAACAAAAGCAATTTCACCTTCTCTTTTAACACGCTTAAATACAGACTTATTAACCAACCCATTAGCAGTATGAACTTCTCGTTCTGTTAAATCTTTTTTGTATATCGGCTCATTGGAATAAGAAAGTAAAAACTCACTTTCCACAAGACTAATATAAACTAATGCTGTTAAACCTGCTACTTGTGCAAATCTCATCGTATGTCCAGTGGAATCCCTTGCCGTTTCATTTTTCTTACAAGTTGTGCCTGCTCTGCTGGACTACGCTCTATTTCAAGTGCAATGCCATTAGGACTCATAGTCACAAAATAATCTTTCCAACTTATTATTTTAGGACGTTTTGCTATATTATTTGGATCTGAAACATATAACCGGCCACTTCTTATTAAATTAGCTTGCGATTGTGCTATCCCTAATTGTAATAATTGTTCATCAGGTGTTATAATATATATTGTAGGATTTGCCGGCCATGGTTGCTCACGTATAGATATAGGATTACCAATTTGTCCTATTAAACCTAATGCTAATTTTGCTTCATCTGCTTCGGAAGGTTCAGTTGTCATTTCACCAGTATCTGGATCAATACGCATATCACGCCCAGTACTATCTAAATCAACAGAAGTATCAACACCAGGTTGACCATGCAATTCAATATCATGTCCTGATACGCCTTTAATACTTAATGGTGCTTCAAATAATTCTGCTAATTTCATCGTTTGCCAGCCTTATTTAATTTTTGTTTCATTATACTTGCTGGATTAGTTCTTTTTGTTCTCTTTGATTTTCGAGCAATTTTTGCACCAATCTTTGCTTTAAGCATTTTTAATTTAAAACGCTTTTTAATATCTGGTGCCGCAAAACACTGTGCTGGCTTCGCAACAATCCTTCCTTTACGTCGGCCAGAAGTACACCGGTACTTACGAACGAGTTTTTTACCCGCCCTATGCCAAGCCATTTTTACTTCAAAGAGTTCTTCCAAATACATTGTATATGTATTTATTGATTTATGCTATAGTTAATAGATAGATGACTGCTGAAAATAGAGCAGTAATGATGGAACCACTTAAAATGTACATAGATTTATACTTATTTTTTTCGTTGACTAGTAGATTATGTCTAATTTCATCGAGTTGCTGTTCAATGACCGTTAAACGACTTTCAATTCGTTCCATATTCTCCTCCAAGTAACCGTAGCGTTCACTGCAGATTTCTACGTGTGCCTCGAGGCTCTGTTTTTCAATCTCTGATGGCATAATAATCCTTTAATGTCATACAAAAAATGCCTACCGCCCGCCCTTTAATTTGTGCCTTTACAAATGCCTATCATTTCGCCTAAAATGAGCCTAAGTCTCTGCCTAGTACGAGTATTTATGAAGGGTGGGTTATAGATTAAAAGGTATTTTTTCGTTTAAAACAAAATATATATTTTTATTACGAGGATTACTAGCATCCCAAATGGGGGTTTTTAGTTTAATTGATTCTGTTAAATTAGCAATTACAGGAACATTAGTGAAATCATTTATCAGGCCTGATAATAGTTGATCTTCTTGTCCACGCTCGGTATAAAGTCCAACTTGCTCTACACTAAAAGAAGTAGACCAAAATATATGTTTTCCTTTATATGAGGAACCAAAATTTAATTGCTTAATATCATCTACTGTATATTTCCGTGGAAGTTCAATATACATAGGGTTTCCACGTAAACTAATAGTTTGTATAAATGTTTCACAATTGCTTTGTTGGTTTCTACTTTTATTCCAAGACTGTTCATTATTGACTACTTGTTTTGCATCATCAATAAATGCAGAAATGTCTGCTCTGTAAGGTGACACCACGCCTGTTTGTGTAATATCTACTAGGGTATATACAGTAATAAACTCACCAACGCCACTTCCAAACTTGCCTTCGCCAGCAATACCATGTGCTCTTTCTTTTGCCATAACTTACCTATAATATGCTATTATAATATTTAGTGTAGGCAAAAAAAAGCGGAGCATTTATGCTCCGCTCTTTAAATCTACTAGTCTTTAGAAATTTCTAAAAACTGGGTGATTTTACGCTAGTATCTTATTCAAAGAAACATGCTACAGCTGCCGCTGTTACACCTGTTGCGCCACCATAGTTAGCACCTACTGCTGGGACTGGGCCTTCTACTAGTACGTGAACAACATCTGTTTCAGCTGTATTAAAACCGCCTGCTGTGTCATCACCAATACCTACAATAGTTGCTGTTGTCTGTATGTGTTGAGAACATTTATCAAGTTCTGCTTGAGTAATGTTTGTCTTTGATAGTGTGATCAAAGTTACCATTTTGCCTGCATAAACTACGCCGGCTTTTGCGGGGTTTGTTAAACTCGCCATTTTAAATCTCCTTTATCTTGTAGTGTGTAAACTAATTTACACCGTTAATATTATTTATCCCAAAAATAAGAAATTATTGGCTAATATTAATATTTTTCGTAATCATCAGCGTGTCCTTTTAAAGGACCGCCTGTAATTTTTCGAGCAATGCCTTTACCAATAAGGGCACCAGCACCAAACGCAGCCAAAGCACCCCAGGCACCACCACCTGCACGAACTTTTTCAGGATTATCAACACCCTTAATCTCATAACCACCCTTACGAACAAATGATTCATATGGACTACGCAAATCACTACGAGCAGACTTTGCTTTCATTGCTTGTAATAAACGAGTTGCGCCAAGTTTACGTTCACTACCATATAATCTATTCCAATCACTCAATAATCTTCGTGTTGCACTATATTGAGAATTGCGAATACCTAAATTTCTTTCAAGAGTCATCAAAAATTGTTTATCAAAGTTTGGATTTACTTTACCACTTGCAACTTGTCGTAAATAATTTTTAAATTGCAATGTAGGCATACTCGCTCGTCCCATTGGTCCAATTTTATCCGCATAACGCTCTGGTTGGTTAAGTATAGCAACCCAATTATGCAAATCAGTACCAGTAGTACGAATATTGTCGAATCCTGGATACGCTAATGTCTTTTTTGCGTATTCTTGGGCGAATTTCATAGAATTAGGATCATTCCTCATTGCTTGTAATGATAAAATATTCATAAACACCGATTCTGCTACTTCTTCTGCAGACATGTTTATTTGTTTAGAATTACGCAATGCTTTTGATTCAAAAATATTTTTAATAAATTCCATAATACTATTTACCCACCTGCTAAAAAGTTACGTCGGGAAAATACTAATCTATCAATTAATTTTACGGCGCCGCCAACATGATCTATTGCTACAAACCCTTCTGGGCCGGCAACTTCATAACCATTATCTGTTTTATAAAATGCTTGTATGCCTTCTATCTCATTAAGTTTTTTAAGCAGAATATTCTTAACTTGTATAATTTGTTTATAAACTGCCAATATTGACAACAATGTATTGCTATTATCTTCAATAAATTCTCTGGTTGCGTTTATTTTAGCAATCCGTGCTTCGGCAGCCGGACTCCATCCAGATTGTGTTTTGTCAGAAACACCACCGTCTTTAAGTTTATCTATTTCTGCTTGCTTTTTACTATCATAATAATCAATAAACTCTTTCAAAAAAGCATTAGCATTTCCAACTTGTGGTAGGTCTGCTCTAATTTTACTATTAACAAATGGTTCAATATGCTCTCTAAACTCTTCATTTCTCATTAACGCATTAAATCTATTTGCATTTATTTTTTGTAAAATTACTTGTAATTTATCAAGTCCATTTGCTACTTGTGCTGTTTCACGTCCAGTCATTGTAGCACGACCAGTTAAATCTCTATAATCAGCATCTTGTGACCATACATTTTTATTTCCTACAGGGGCGGACGCACCAAATGATGCTGTAAGATCTGACATTTCAGGGCCACCACTATATAATGTGTGCCATACAACACCAATCTCAGCCGCAAGTAATTCTTTTGCTAAGTCACTGTCCGCTGGAACAGCATATGCTATCTCATTTGGTTTAAAAACAACATATGACTCACCATCTATATCTTCGGTTGTTAAATCACCTTTAGTAAACATAATATCGCCTTGCAATATACCGTCAAAATTAAGTTTACGCAAATGTTTCAATGCTATATTTAATTTATGTGCTAAACCTGGTATTTTACCATGATTTTTTCTAATATCTGCCGGGGTTTTGTTTAATAATGGAGTAGCATTAAATACACTTTTTGTTCCTACAAAAAACTTACCATCTTTAGGATCATTACCAGCAATTACAGCAGGCTTACCATCCCATTTTACAGATATTCTGCCCGCTTCGCTTGTTCCTGATAACATTTCTGCTGTTTGTGCAAGATGATTTATTGCTTTCTTTACACCTTGATAACCTTGATAAAATACTAAATCCTCTATATGAGTCATATGAGTATTTTTACCGCCAGTATCTTCAACAATCATCCATTTACTTTCGCCTTGGACTTCAAATAGTTTCATTCTTTTTTACCATTAGTACTAAATCGTGATGTTCGTCCTTTAGACCGATCTACTGTACGATCAGATGATCTACTAGGTCTGTTGCCTACTCTAGGAGTTGGGGTAACGTAATTTTGTTCATCATTATCATCTGATTGAACTAAACTATCTAAATGTTCTTTTCGTTTTTTTTCTTGGGCAGTCCAGTGCCGCAACGCGGCTTCTTGTGCTGTTTCACCATCATCCCCAGTCCATTCAGGATTCCATTGAGGGTCGCCATTATCATCAATAATAACTTGGGGTATTGCTTTATAATGCCTATGTTGCCAATCTTCTAGTTCTTCTGGAGTTACTTCCATACCAAGAGTCTGTTTTAAAGCAAGCCATTTATCAAATAAAAAATTGTTTATTTTTTGAGCGGCTCCTGATTCCCATGAATCAGGTGATACTGCCCAAGCTCTGCCCTTATCATCAAACGGTTTCCAGCGAATACCACTTTCCTCTTTTAAAAAATCTCTTGCTCTCATACTTCTTCGCTCTGAATAATCTCTAAAAGTTCTGTAATTGCATTACTAAAACGCTCTTTGGATTCAGGATTAATATCTTTCCAATCAACTTTAACCCATCTATCCACAATATGTTCTAATTCTTCCGACATTCTATCCACAGTACCACTTTCACCACCATGTACGTGTGGATATTTTGGTTGTGGTCTATCTACGTGTATGTCGGGAGTATCTGAGAAATCAGATATTTCAATTAGTCTCATTATCGCCAGCCTTACGTATGCTACGGATAAACTTTTTATTATCCTGGCCACGTATGCTGTTAAGGAGACGGCGCTCTAATTCAGAAGCAATTTCATGATCATAGTGTTCATATATAGTATTCACTAAATTAATTGCACTATCAATAATATGAATAGCACGACTTTCTATAATCGCACTTTTATTGTGATCCTTATATAAGGAATTCAATTCTTCTAGTATTGTCCTAGTCTTACGTTTCATTGTCATACATGTCACATAGTGTTTATTATATTTAGTTAAAATGTGACTCTTTAATTATCAAAAACTGATGGTTTTCGTATGGCCCACCTACCAAAAGGGCGTACTGCCCAAAAGCAAGAAAATATTTTCCAATCTGGAATGTTAGGATCTGCATCATCCATGCCCTTCCTAAATACATTATCTGCTTGAGATCGTAATACTTTAACAGTTTGTGGATGCAATCCCTTTACTACTAAAACTTTACGTAAAGCACCATATAACACATCATGTATTACTGCCGCTCTCGCAACATCCCAGGGTGAAATAATATTCCATGTAATACGTGGTATAGATGCTAAATCTGTTTCATAACCAACTGGTGCTGTGATTAAAAGAGTACTTGGTGTAGATTTCATATCTACATTTAAATTTGTCCAACTAGAAACCCATCTATCCATTTCAAGACTTCTACTTTTTTCTATCTCATATGTAAGAGGTTCAGTAAGTACCCAATGCTTTGCGCCGTGAAATTCTGCTTTCAATAAACCATGCCATGCCATTATTGATGCTCCTTTTAATATATGTATATTTATATTTCATCAGGAGTATTCATGTTGCGTAATAATGATCTTATCTTACTTCCACTTGCTTCAGCAGTTACTTTTGGAGTATCCTCGTTAGGTTGCACTGTAGCACTTCTGTTTATTCTATCAAATATGTTAGTTGATTGTGTTTGTGTTGCTGTATAAGAAGTATCTTCCTCTTGTTGCCCTTCTTCTCCCAAATCTCTTATACGCAAACTGCTTATATCAAATTCTAAATCTACTTTTGAGCCAACCCCACTACTGCTTCTTGTTTTCATAAACTGCACTTGATAACGTCCACGTTCACGCATTGCCCTACTCGTAAAAATACCAATAACATTATCTGCTGTATTAATTTTACTAATACCACCTGCAATGTGACTATGATCAAACTCTATTTCATCAACTGCACTTCTGTTTAACTGCGATGCTGTAACAAATACAACATCTAACTCTTTAGATAAGTTACGCAATTCTTCTGCAACATATTTGTCTTTAACATATAAATCACTTGGTGCAACTTTTGTGCTAATTGGCATACACAAATCTAAATAATCTACTAACACCACATCTGCTTTCATACCTTTTTGCACATTTAATTCTTTAACATAACTTCTAAAATCATTAATATTACTTTGTGCTGGCATATATTTTATTTGTAAATTGCCTGCTTTTTTACTTACAAGTTTAATTTTCATTTCAACAGTATCCAAATCTTTAAATATTTCCTTTGTAGAAATATTGGACACCATACTATCAATTCTCATTGCAGTTAATTCCTCACTCAACTCCAATGTAAAATATAATACATTGAGTCCTGCAAGCACCCAATTAACTGCTAAATTTTGCATAAACAAACTTTTACCACTACCACTACCACCTGCAAATATTTGTAACTCACCTCTATTAAATCCACCAAACAATTTTCTATCAAACATTTCCCAACCAGTGCTAACTTGCCCATTACTTGTTTTTAATGTCATTAAACGTTCGCGTGGATTGTCCCAATAATCAGTTCCCATGTCTTTTGTAAGACCAACCTGTACAGCATCTTTAATTTTGGCCTCTACTAAACCATAATCACCTTTCTCTAACAAATCCGCACTGTCTAATATTGCACGTTCTAGTTCTTTATGCCTACTAAACTGTTCAAACTCATCTAATAACCAATTACTGTGTTCTTCTAACTGCTCAGTCACAACATCTTGTAATTTGGAACCTGTTTTGCTGTTTATTTGATTTACTTCTGGCAATGTTTTGTATTGATCTACATAATTTAATACAAATGTTGCTATTGGCCGCAAACTTCTATCAAAATTCTGCGGATTGAATATATTTTGCACTCTAACAAATGCTTCTGGATTGCTTACTAGCATTTCCAAATATAATTTCTGCAATTCTACGTTATATTCTTTATTCATATACTGTAATTATCTATGTTTGTAAACGTTTTTGGTGTAATTGAATTTTTAACCGTGTGGACTGAACATTATCCAATATATTCTTTAATGTAAACATTTTGCCGTAATTTAATACTGCTTCATTTATATCTTTGCAAGTATCATACCAAGTTGGGAAACTAACATCCCAATTGTACTTCATTGCTTGTGTTATAAGTTTATTACCAGCACTATCATTATCTGGCACCATTATTACTTGCCTATTTAGACTTTCTATCAAGTCTACTTGTGCATCACCAATATCACTACCTAATATTGCAACTCCATCTATAGCAATTGCATCAAATGGGCCTTCTGTCACAATAACAAACTTACGATCTTCAGTTTGCCTGTCCATATTAAACACATAACCCGCAGGCGTACTAGTAAAATATTTTGGATTACCACGAACTGCTAATCGTGCCGTGTATCCTACTATTTCATCTTGCCAAAAGAATGGAATTATTACTCGTCTATCAAATTTTGTCTCTGTAATTGGTGTCCAGTAATATGGATAATCATTTTCATCCAATCCACGCTTATGTAAATATTCTAATATAAGTTTATTATCAGATGCTAATGGACTACTTTGTTCCGGAAAATCTTTCTTCTCAAAAGTAAATTCAATTTCCTCTGGAATTAAGTTTTGCTCAATTGCTGTCTCTTTTAATTGTATAGCAGTTAATACAAGACGCTTTATGTCAGATTCCGGAGTACCAAGCCAATCCATAAATTGTCGCAGTTTACGACTTAATGGCCTACCTGGTTGCCACCCTGTTTTATATCCACAATTAAAACAATTATACGATATTGCCTCTCCATTAAGTATAATACCGCCTCTACCACGTTTGTCTTGCGTTTCTCCGTTATGAACACAACATGGAGCATTAAAGGACTGCCAGCCACTGGAACTTTTCTTTACCTTTCCTGGTAAATTACTCATAATGACTGACTGTATTTGATTCATACAGTTATTATATAGGAGTTACTGCTAAAAGTCAAGGACGATAAAGTACTTTTGCTAATCCGCCTGAAGATGGAGTACATTTAATACGAATTCTACTATGAACACCGTTCCAATTTGTATAACCAACACCAGTTTCATTAGTTAGATTTAATGTCTTAATATCAAAATAATCATCATCTGCTAATGAAATATTATCATTCAATGTACCTTGTATTACAATAGTACCAGTATATGTACCTGAAAAATAAAAAGCCGCAGTTTGCAACGCAGAGTTTTGATTAAGTTTAGAATCTGCTACTAGTGGATTACTTGTATGAGTTGAACCTGATATAGTAAAGTCTGCTGTGTTCAATACTTTACTATCTGTAAGTGTTGGGAAAACACCATCTGCAATTTGTAATTGTCCTAATACATCATATGCACCATCTACATAACCAATACTTGTATTCGCTTCACCATCAACTACTTTTACTGAATAATTAAGATATTGAGAGTCTAAATCTAGTAAATCATTTTCTGTTATAATAACTTTTGCCGTTCCTTTTATTCCATCTACTATTGTGGCCGTTTTACTTAATATCACGCCAGTATCACCAACATTATCTAAAATGTTAAATGTAATTGTTTTATCAGTAATTGTTAACGACTTTTGATTATCGTTCTTTAGTGACAATTGTATGGTATTGTCAATACCCTTGTATACCTTTATAGGATGATTATACATTTCATACCCCCAATGCTCCTTATCAGTGTCCGCCTTTATTTTCAGATTAACATTTTGGTTATATAAATAGACCGTAGTAACTAACATATTTTAAGACCTTTTACTATATTTATATGCCGAACATATATGAAGAGTTAACAGAAAAGTACCCTTTCATCAGTTATATCAAATATGCTGATAGGGAGATAGTAGGTATTATCCTCAATAAAGATGCAACCATTGTAAGCATTTACGACTTTAATGAGTTGCCGAACACAGAAGCAAAACAAAAATTTCTAGATCTGGGAGAAACATGGTGGTGGGAATCAAATAGAATGTTTCCTATAAACATATTTCTTAAACAAGAATTTGCTATCTTCAAACCATTTATCAAAACATTTATGGCTAAAGATGTTGAAATAGTTCATGGTCCATATGTTAGTATGAATGAATTAGCACAACGCCGGACCAAACGCAGGAATATACAACTAGTCCAAAAAGTTAAGTAAATGATAGATACCTCTGCTGTAGTTAAAAGAGAAAATATATCCACTAGAATATCGTGTCAAACCAAAAATTTTAGTTTTCATTATGAATATTATGTCTATCCAAAACTTCGTATCTATTATTGTAATATACCAAAATGTGCTTCTACTGCTTTAATGAAGTTCATTAGCAACAAAAATACAATACAAAAAAATCCACGATATTTCACAGTAGTTCGTGAGCCATTGAGTAGATTTAAATCATCTTTAAATTATCTTGATATGTTTTTTAGCGACTACGTAAAAAATAATTATAGTGGAGGTGTGAAAGACCAAATGGCACATCGGCTTCTGCATTTAATGCCACAATCTTTTTTCATTAAATACTTTCCTTATACTATTAAAGAATTTTTTCATATGGGAAATGTTGATAAGATATTTAATGAAGAAGTTATCAGAAAGAATGCTAACGAATATAGTGATAAATTCAATATTGACTTTGATAATACGCTTAAAAATTATAAAAATTGGTTCGAGGACGTATATCAAAAAGATATAGAATTATACAATAAGGTTAAGTAAATTCATATGCACAACTACTAAATGTGCATAAGCAACCGCGTGTGACTTCTTAAAATAATATCCTTCATCAGGCTTCTCCCACACTTGCTCACCAATCTCTTTCCATGTTTTACCAATCAAATAACGCTTTGCTGGACGAATTACAGACAGAAACATTGCCATCCGCGGAATAGTATCTGGCTTCATTTTTTTAATAAGATCATATTGATTGCCTACATGAATTAATTGCTCACAATATTCTTTTTCTAATAATCTTTCCCATGGTGGTTCTGTAAACATTAAATCAATTAAATGTGCTTCACTTTTAACTTGACTATACACGTTTACATTAAGCAAATCTAATTTAAAATAACCACGGTCTTCCGCATCTTTATGATCAAGAGAACAAATTCCTTTTACTGGATCAGTTGGAACATCGGTAAAGTATACTCCAGTATTATGTTTCACTAATTCATTTCCCCTAATAATAGTCGCAGGAATATGATGCTTTACTTTTTCCAGCACAGCAGTTCTATCTGCAAAATCTATATCAATATCAAACTTAAGGCTCATATTGGTGTCTTGCCCTTGGTACAATCGGTAATGCTAAAAATCCTAAACGTGGCATTGGCAAATTTCCACCAGCATCGTCAAATGCTTCTATATATACATAACCATGTTTAAAATATGTTTTTTTATAATAACTTGAATCTTCCCACCACACTATTAATTCTTTATGCTTATCTATCGGATCTGGATTGGATCGTAAGTGTACTTCTATAATATTATCATCAATACACTCTACATTTATACTACTTACATCTTTTAGTTCATCAAACCAGTCTGGAAGTTTAATAAACCTATTTCTCTTAACCCATTTACTCCATCTCCACAACTTTTCTTCTCCTGTTTCCCTAAAACCTTCCCAACAATTTAATTGTCGCCAACCTTTTGCATAACGAGGAGTTCTTAATGGAACTTCCCATTCTTCTTCCCATATGAAATCATATGAGAAATGCCTCCCTTCAAACTTTTCACACCAAAAATGGCCCGGCGGCAGAGTAGTATATTCATCTGGGTCCATCTCTACAGTTTCAGCACCTACGCCCATACCTTCTAAATTCATAATAGGACGTACAATGTATTCTTCTTTAAGTAATACATTTACACCAGCCGGGCCACATCTATAGCCTAATTTTTCACTTAACCATAACTTGTTATACCATTTATGGTGATGTGGATATTTGTCATAGGCAACTGCGTCATCCAAATTTCTGTTCCATAAACATTATTTTATCTTTAAGCCACAATTTTTCTTTTTTCAGTTCCATTATTTTCATATGTACTTCGCCAACGTCTTGTTCCTTTTCCTCAATTTCCCATATCATCTTATCCAACTCTCTGTGTCTAATTTTCAATTTTTCCAAATCAAGGTTGTATACTACGCTTTCGTCTGTCATTAAATGTCTCCTTACATTTTTGCGTCACTTAAAATATGCTTAACCCATTCTACATCGCTTACAAACGCTTCAAAACGTTTGCTCCAATATATTGGGTCTATAAAATCGTTAATCAATCCTAATTGTTCATCAGTCATTTTCTCTAACATCTCCATACCTGTTTTACAATTATAGATTGTCCATGGACTTATTTTTCCATTTCTAATTAATGATACTGCTTTATTGAAACTTACAAACTTAAAGAAATGATTGAATTGGGCATTATTGTCTGTTGCCCATTTTTCCATAGTTATAATACTGCGTTCTAATGCATCACGAACATTTTCAGTTTTAATATATGGCAACAAATACTCTTCATATATTGCATCTTTACACCAATGATCCAATTTTTTATTTGCTTTTATAACATAGTCTATAAAATAGTCTGGATTTATTACGTTAATATTAATAATGTGATTACCAAATTTTACAAAAGCATTATAATATTGACTTTGTGCAAAGTGCTCATATGTTTTAAAATTTGAACTCCCTTGTGTTAACTCATAGAACCGTTTATAAGCAATGTACGCAATTTGCACATGCTTTTCATCTCTTTGTTGATGCCTACGCTTGGGCTCACATACGTGCGCCGCTAGTGTTTTCTCTCTTGTAAAACTCCTTTTACAAAATTGGCACTCATAGTTTTTCTCTGATTGACTTATCGTCGTATCCATGTTCTATCGCTAACTGTTTGAGTTCTTTCTTATCACACATCTCAGCATATGCTTCGATGTCACTTAATTTCCAAGTTGGATATAATTCCCTTAGAAACTTTGTCTTTTTATTATCTTTTACATTTTTTTTCATTGGCAGATACTTGCGATTAAAACTGCCAATCTTGGGATTAATGGCACATAAAAGCATCCATACTAACTTTGGATGCTTACTAATTTCCCAGAAATCTTTATTAAGTTCTTCATTTGTGGAGCGTATCATATATTCTTGCATGTCACTACTGCCTGTAGCACTTGCATTATATTTTAACTGCAAATAAGAACTAAATGCTTTTTGTTTTTCTTTTCCGATCCGCCCATAAAACCAATAATCTTTTTTATCTAATGCATTAAAGACCTCTTTAAGAGGCAATATTGGTTTTTTACTTGGCATTTCTTTCTCTAACGTGCATATGAAAATTATTTGTGAATACTTCTGATATGTATTCTTCTATTTTAACATGTTTCATGTATTTGTCAAGTTCAAACGGAATATCATCAGCAATGCGTCTAATAAGTCCTATAGGATATTTCTCATTAAACCGATTACTAATCGCTTTTAAATTAAATGCATCCACAATATACCCACTCGCTGGCCTTGCTTCTGGCATATAACTAGGTGAGTTTTTATATACGTTATTAGTTAAACCATCTGGTGAGCCTAGATCAAACCCTATTAAATCTATTTCACAGTGATCCCGCATTGCTATTTGTAATGCCATACATCCAGCACTCATCATTGGCTCATACTCAGGCATATCCTCTACAAAATAAACATGCTTTGGCATACCATAAAATGTTCTACCTTCAGGTATATTTGTAGTACGTCCTTTAAGATGAGTATTATACTCAAACTCTGTACGCATTGCTTCATCAATTATAACTAAATGATCCGCGGAAAAATCCCTATATAGTCCATTACAACCATATATTTCCCACTTGTCACGTCTAAATAAATTTAAACCAATTCGTTTACGACTCTCGCCGTTTCCTACTACTAATGCTTTCTTCATTACATTACTTGGTTAACATCTATTACCTCTGATTGTTTATTAATTTCGCTTACAAAATATGCACATTGGGGTTTTGGATTATCGTTTAATGGTATTGCTAATAATTGTCCTGTTTTAAGTTTTGGAAAATACCATTTAACTTCTGTATAGATATCTACAATATCAATTTCTCTATACTCATGCATATATCCACTCAAACAATTATATAAAAATGCTTCAAAACCTCTATCATTTACACTTGTTAAGGGCAAAACTTCCAAATCACCCACTTCAGGACTTCCCACTACAATATGCCAATCAACTGGCATCATTATTTTATCTTTCCCCAATTGAATTACTAGTGCTGGCGCATTAAAACTCTCTAAAAATATTAAGGGAATAAAAAAGTAATCTGGGTCCTGTGGATTACTATTGTCCAATATACAAAAACGAACATCATCTACCTTTTCAGGCATTTCGTTCATAGCAAACGACTTATTATCTAATGTTAAAATTCTCAATTGATTTCCTTTTGTTAATTGATTAAAAAGGTGGGATTTGCTCTCCTGTCCCTTCGTCTTCTTTAAGATCGTCAGGTTTAGTCATAACATCTTTCCCCTTTTGTTTAGCATCACCGGGATTTACATATTTGGGATTTCGTACAATACCTTTAGCAGAATCATTAATCCAATAAGGTTCTTTTTTTGGATCTGCTGGCGTACCTGTTGACGTATTATTACTATCTACACTTCCAGCACTTTTAACTGTAGTATTTGCTCTCGGTGCTATACCTGGTGCAACTGTTCCGGTTGCATAACTAGTGCCAGGTGGACTGCCTGGTGGCACTGGTTTAGGTGTAGCGTATGGCATTGGTGGTGGTACCGATACTGCTGGTCCAGTTTTAACATTTGCTTTCGCATCTTGTTCGTCTTTTTGATCTTTTAACTTTTGAGCAAGGTTTAAAGTATCAACTATTTTTTCTAATGATGCAATTTGCTTCACTAATAAAATAATCTCAGACTGTAATCCCTTGTTCTCGGCTTTGGCCTTATCCAACTCTTCCGTAAGGTCCTTAATAGATTCTTGAATAGATTTGATGTCTTTGGACACTTCGTGATGTTTCTTATAAAGATCACTCACTTGTGTACTCATGCCAATATTTAGCACTACTGCCAGTTAATTTTATCTACTGTAAATGGATATTCTGCCTCCCTATAAAATCTTTTCCTTTTTGTTAAGTGGCGTTTTGCAAACTTACAAGTACTCGTTATATCCCATATTTGTACAAAGTCCTTATCTTCTGCTTTACGGACGCCACGCCCGATGCTCTGTATAACCCGCACAAAACTCTTACCTGGTTCTATTAACACAAGATTGAATATTCGTGGGATGTTAATTCCAACTGCCGCAACACCATACGTTGCTATAATAATTTTTGCTTCTGCTGTACGTATTTCATCATAATGCTCTTTACGCTCATCTGCTTTTGTAGCACCACTAATGAATACACTATCCTTTAATTTTAATTGTATTGCTTTGCCAGCACTAATTCTATCTACGAGTATAAGTGTATTGCCACTCTCTTTAACATCGTTTAAAAACTCGCCTATATACGATACTCTATCCTCGTTGGTGAGCAAATACTTTAACTCGCTTTGATAGTTATTATACTCACCATAATCCTGTAACTGCACGATATTCACGTGACAGTTTGCCAGAACGCCCTTCTCCTGCAAATCGACAGCGGCCACCCTATTGACTACTTCCCCTATGCTAACACGCAGTGACATCCATTCGAATTGCTCCTTAGGTATAGTTCCAGTTAATCCCCAACGTATAGGCACGTGGGACAACTGCTGAGTCAATAACTGCTTGAGCACGTCTGCCTTACTCTGATGTACCTCATCCACTATCACACAGCAAACGTCCTCTATAAAGTCTCCAAACGTTATATCCACTTGAGCATTGCGAGTACGCTTCATCAGTATGTTAAGGGATTGCCAAGTACAAATAGTATGAGTGCGACCAAACTCTTTTCTATCTCCATAGAACACGCCCACATCTAATCCCAGATTAATGTAGTCTTCTTCTGTTTGCGTCACTAAACTTTTATTAGGTACTATAACTATAGTCCGGCCATATACTTCACACTTATGGCTGAGTATTGCTGTAACAAGTGTCTTACCAGCACCTGTAGCAACTTCTTGTATAGCATGTGGGGATTGTAAAAAGTTATTAATAACTTCTACTTGATAATCTCGCAATACAATAGGTTGCCCTTCATGCGTATGCTTTTTTGGCCACTTGACATGACTGTAACTAACTTCAGTTACTGGTTCAAATGCTAAATCAACTGGCTTGCGATAATCTATTAAATCAATTTTATAATTAGAAATGTCATCTAATATATCTGGCAAGAGGTTGATAAACGTGCTACCACCTAATTGAAAGAAACTTACTTTGCCATCCCAACGCCCTAAACGAACCGCTGGCATAAATCGCGCATGTGGGATATCGAATTTAAACTTATTAGATAACTTTCGTCTATCTGTTAAATCTAAACCCTCAAATTTGCAATTTACTTCATCTTTTAAATATAATTTACACTTTGGCATAGTAATTCTGACCAGGCCCAACCATTCCTTCCTTTGATTTTATATTACTATAATAACATACTTTGGGTATTTGGTCAATTAAAATGTTAAAACTATTCTCATTTACCATTCGTGTAAAGAATATCAATTGTGGTTTAATGTTACTCTGTATCAATGTTTGTATTGAATAACTGTAGTAAACATCACAATTAGACTTCATTTTGTGGTTAGGTGGTACTAATACTACACCAATTTTACTTTTGTCTATTAATCTATTAACTACTTTGGTTACTAATTCACTATAGTGTCCTAAATTAGGATCTTGACTATTATCTGGCTTGTAGAATACTATAGGTGTTCTCTTATACTTTAAGGCATATTGTATAATTTGCTCAAGTTTAGAGCGTTCATTTTTACTGCCAGTAAACAATGTCACATATTGATTATTGAGCATTGTATGCTCTACTGAATCATTTAACAAGTTTAAAACGTTACTACTTAATCCATAACATAACTCGATAGATTTGTCTATTAATTGCCATACATTAATAATTTCATTTTGTTTAAGATATTCTATCAATTCATCACTGGCATTTTTCATAATTGGTTTGCCATTAACAAAATCTAACTGAATAAGATGATTGTGAATTTCTGATTGTACTTTTTCTATCTCATCTAAATAATAATAAACATCATCATCAAAAATAACATCTTCTTGCATATCATTATTACGCAAATAATTAGCAATAAAAAGTAAATTGAGTTCGCTTAAACTAAAAATCCATGAATTTTCTGCTGAATCATAATAAACATTTTGTGCCGCTTCTTTAACATGATCAAAAAATTGCTGTGATATTTTTTGAACATACGCAGTACCCCATTGCTCTAAATCGAACTCAGGTATCTTCACATGAATACTATCGTTTTCTATAGAAACTTTCCAGCAATTATAATTCATATCAATAAAAAAGGAGGCCCGGTTAGGCCTCCCCAAGCTTATAGATACTTATAGTTGGAGCGAGACTAAAGTATCTTTTAGGAAATTTTTATTATTCTAATTAGCCGACGCCTGCTTGTTGACGCGGGTCATAACCGTTGTCTCGGCTAGGCGCTTCCAGTTGTCTTTCGACATTTTACGCAGGTCACCAATCTTCAGTGCCATACGCAGGCTCATTTCCCGAAGCCTGTCCTTGTTTTCTTCCATAAAGTCCAAAATCTCATCTTGGACGGAAGATTTAAATCCGTACCCTGCGAACAGTTCACCGTTCTTGGCAATGTCCTTAATACGGAGTATTTTGTCGCGCATTGTGTCGAGCGTCAAATCCAGGTAATGGCAACGTGACTGAAGTGCGTCCAAGTGATCTTTCACCTTTTTGCTCCGGACGTTCTCAAACTTCACGTTCGTGATAAAGATCGCTGAGCCATTAAAGTCGAAGTGATTTGGAATCCCTTCTGCTCTCAGTTTGGCACTATCAGCATTCCAGTGGATTCGGCGTCTCTTACCTGAGTCCAATGCCGCTTTCAGTATGTTGAGTGACAAGTCATCAAACAATACTGTGTCACAGTCATCAAACACCAGCACATTGTTGGCATCACTGTACTCATACAGTTTGGCGTAAAGTCCAAGGGCAGTCATCGCGCCTTTGACTACGTCATAACGTATCTTCTTACCAGCAATCTTGTCGAACAATACGGCTTTCTCAAGAGTGGTTTCCACAATGTAGGACTTACCAACCCCTGGAGGGCCTGTTACGATCATTGCTCGGACATCACCGTCAATTGTGGCTTGGGTCATACTGCCCAAGATCTCAAATCGTTCCGAAATGCGAGACATTACTTCGTCATCACTCTCACCCGCTTCAACAGGGTTGCCAACCATCTTGGCGGCCGCGTCTTCCGCTACTGACTCACCCACACGCTCATAATGAAGTGGGGAATCGACCTTTACACGGATATTCCGCTGAGGGTAGGCAGGGTTGCCAGTTCCATCAACTGTGATGTACCCACCTTTTTTGCCCACTTTATAATCGCGGACCAATGGGAATACTACATCTTCAACTATCCCACCGGGTGCATCTGCGTGGTATCCCTTCGTGACTGAAACATATTCTTGTGACATAATTCGCTCCTGCGTGTCGTTGGTTAAACTAATTCGTAGGGTTTACTGTAGTTCCCTACTTCGAGGTTGAAGTAAAAAGCGGTGTGGAAATAATCCACCATCGCATCACTTTCATCGAACCATTCCCGGCCACCTTCTGCTTTTCCGGGAGCCTTCTTGATAACATCAACAATGTCATCAAAGAGGTTAGCATGTTTACCATACTGGTAAGTATGATACTGATTGATTTGGGCATAGCCATTATCACCTTCGCGCATTATATCGGAAAAATCGACATTGCCTTTCTTGATGGTGACTTTGACTGAGGAATAATGTTCCTTCTTTACTCCAAATTTCAAATCGGGTCCAAACTCTTCTTTGAGAGCATTTCGAATCTCTCGAACTTCTGCTGTGGTAATATAAGCCATTGTGCCTTATCTCTGTGAGTGGTGGTTGGTTTCAACTGTGCATCTTGGGACGCCATAACGGCCATCCATGTTCCAGCGATGCGTCAGTTTGCCTTCGATCCCATACCGTTCAACAGTAAGGGGTGTATCAAACCCGCCCTTGAGCAGGTTAAATTCCGCAACCGCATCCATTAGGGTGGCAGTACTGGCGGATGTAAAAACCCGAGCACCGCCCATTATGGGTTCGCGGTATAAAATTTTAAAACAGCCTTGATCTAACACTTGGGTAACTCTCTGTTTCTTAACTTACAATACTACTCTAACATATTACTCAGATTTGTCACTCTTTTCGTGCCTGTAAGTGCTTGATTTCATTGAAGAATCACAAATTTCTGATATTCTGATAAGTGGTTGAAATCATTGAAGAAAAAAAGTCAATGAAATCAATGACTTACTGAAATCACTGATTTTTTATAAAATTTATATATAATTAACCCTATATTTTGTAGGGTATTTGGGGTATTCATAAATATTCATATGAATCTCACTGAATCCCAAATCACGCAGAAATCCCAAGAATGCTTTGATTTTTGGTTTAGGGATGTTGGGGTAGAAGGGCACAATCACGGATACATGTCTAAATCTTGTTTTATGTTTGAACACGTATTACACGGAATGCTAAAACCTGCCTACGGGAAATATATGCAAATGGGCACTAATTTTGGCATTAGTTTTGACATATTGTATAGGCAATATGGCGATCGCTGTATTGGGATAGATTTATGGAATCCTCTCAATCATCCAAATATTATTGAAAAGGACATATATGATTTAGAAAATATGAATCTTGGATTCTGCAATGTTGATGCAGGAGATTTTAGATGGACTCCCGAGTTAAGAATGTTCTCTATAGACTACGCAATGCGTAATGTTGTACTACAAGGCGGAATAATATTTACTGCTGGTGGAGATTTTGTTAATGAATGTTTAGGATTAAACTTATACGAATATCTCGAGGATCATGGATTTACAATAGCAAATTATCATGATTTTACCGATAAAGAACCATTACCTAACATAGGTATTGAAAACGAACTAATTGCTATTTCTTCTTAGTTTTTTTCTTGGCTTTCTTTTTAGTTTTCTTCTTCGTAGTTTTCTTAAGAGTTTTCCACTTATCATTGACGCCTTTAACCTTTTTTAAATTAGTAATATCAATATCTATTTCTTTCGGATAAGCAAAAATATTAATTATTTGGCTTGTTGGATCATCAAATATACATTCTTTACTTTCAAAAAAGTTATCAGGATTAAAATTATTTGAAGGAACCCAATATGATTCATATCCAATATCTTTAATTAGTTGAAATAATTCTTTTGTATTCTCTTGTGCTTCACACAGAATAAAAGGACGTAAATTTGTAAATAACTGCTCACCAGTTTTTAACACATCTACTTCATTACCTTCTACATCCACTTTTACTAAATTACATTGTTCTAATCCAATATCATCTAACTGAAATACAGCACATTGCTCGAAATTATCACCACCATCTTTTGCTGACGTTTTTAATGCTCCATGATTCATTTCATCATTCACTGTATTAATAGGCAAGTATAATGGTTTTTCCGTTCCGATAGCCGCTTTAAGATGCTGGACATTAAAAGCATCATTAAGAGTTAAATTAGTTACAAGAAAATAATAATTTAAATTGCTCGGTTCAAATGCATAAATTTCACCTTCTTCTCCAACCATTTTACTATAAAATACAGAATGTAATCCAATATTAGCACCCACATCTATTACTTTACCACCTGGTCTTAACAACTGAGATGCTAATGCAAGTTCTGTCTCAGCATATTCACCATAAGTATCTAAACTTTTACCAATTACTGTATCACTTCTCAAATAAGCAAAATCACCATGCTTACACTGTTTTACAGTCACGTTTTTTGTATTAATTATCGGAAATCCCATACTTATACCCTCATATTATAATCTGTCAACATACCATTCATCCATTTTAGTAACAATACAGTCTCGTCAAAATAGCCTTTTGATTTAATCATATCATCTGTACTTTCTGGCAATACTTTTCTATCCATTAAGTCATACATATTTAACTCATATGGGTCATCTGGTGCTTTCCAATCTCTCATTGGTTTTACAACTGCACAAATGTCTCGATTATTCTCTAATTTTTGAAAATAACCACCTCTGCAATCCCACCCAGCCATTGCTAAATGCGTTATCAATATCGGAAGTGTATAAAAAACCCTATCAAACTGACTAAATTTAGTTTTTAAACGATTGTATTCCGTATCTAAAGACTGTGGAACTGTAAGGAATAGCAACGAATAATCAGTCATTACTCTTTTCATTTCTACTAATCCTAATACAGGATCTTTTAATTGCTGTAAAGTATGATGGCACCAACCTAAATTAAACTCATCATCTTTATAAGGCATTGATAATATATCACCTTGAATTCTATCAAACTTATCAGTTTTTGAATCTATTAAATCTATGCCTGAAACTTTTGTATGATTAGCATATGGGTCCGCATCATCATATGGTGCTTGATCACACCACCATTGCGTATTATATCCATCACCACAGCCAAAATCACAGACATGTAACATATTAGTAAATAAATCTTGTGATACAACTGTAAAAAATTTATTAGCGGAGTCTCTTAAGGAATCTGGATCTCCATAATATGCTCGTCGTATTTGATCATCCATTATACAGTAACATCCTCCATTCCTGAAGTTCTCAGTCTTATTATATTACTTACCTGAAACTGCTTAACATCTAATCCCTTAATAACTCCTAACCATTTATTTCGCACTAGTGCGACTTCATTTATAATTGTTTCGAGGTCTATTACCTCGTCTTCTCCATCGACATACTTTTCAACATCGCGGGAGGTCAAGGCCCGCTGATAGTTCTCTAAATAATTCTTAAAATGCTTACGTCTTACTTTTCGTAATTGGATGTTTAGAAACTGTAATATCGCTTCTATCTCTTGTAACTGGTTAAACCTGTGCTCTACAACGCCAGGTAATTCAGACGAGTTTTTCTCTAATATTCCTTTTATTTTGACGTCTTTTTTAGCGTCAATTAATTCACCCTCATAATATTCAAGTGCATCAGGAATATTGCTCAAGTCTTGAACTATTTTATTATACCAAGTCATATATCACCAGTCGTCTTCGTCATCAAATTCCTCAATATCATTTAATTCTTCCAATGCTTGAGCAATTGCTGGACAATTTTCTGCTAACTCACTTAATGCTTGAGCAGTAGTATCTCCATTTAAATAATTGACAATTTGTTCCGCGGCTGATGATAATTCTTTTTTTGGTATATATGCTTTAAGTATGTCCCAAATATCTATTAGAACAGTATCTTCCACAAATAACCCTCAGTTTTAGAGTTATTTATGTCAATCAGCCGTTTCTTCCTCTTGTGTTGATACGTTAAAATTACGGGCAACGAGATCTTCCATTACTAAATCTAACTTCTCACCAACCCAACCTTTCCTAAATTCCAAAATCTCTGTTCCATCTTTACAAGTATACTTTAACCTATTGCCTTGCTTTGTTACCCAACTTTGTTTTTCAAACATATCAAGCAAACCACTATATGGGTCCATGCCTTGCTCATAAGGTATTTTAACATGAACACCTTCAAATGGTTTTGCGTATCGTGTTTTCATTACTTTTGCGGCGGCACGAATGCCATTAACTTCAGAAGTTTTATTACCTTCAGCATCTTCTTTTAGTTTAAGTTTTCTTAATGCAATTACTATAGAACTTGCATATATAAAGCCTTGCCCACCACTAATCTTGTCATCTGGGTCAAACATATCTTGTGATGCGTATGTATGATTTGTTGCTACAAGTCCAACATTATACCCACCAAACATGTTTACACAATTACGAACTAATGCTGTTAATGCTTTAGGTTTACGACCTAAATCACCTTTCATATCACCTTTATCAAACTGATCTACATCAGTTGGAGTAAGTAGCATACCTAAAGAGTCAATAACAAATAACATTTTTGGTCGTTCCTCTTCTGGCATTACTTTGTAATCTTTCATAAACGTGCTAATAGTTTTAGCAACATCATCAATCATACTCATGCTTAATCGCATAAGTTTATCTTCATCAGTGCTAACATCCAAACGCTCTAACCATTCTTTATCGAGAGCATTTTCACTATCTATTAACACTACAAAAATATCTTGCGCTTGTGCGGCTTTAACAATATTACCTGCCGCGATATATGACTTACCAGATCCTGATTCTCCAGCAAGTACAGTAACTCTGCCAAGTGGAACTCCTTTATGAAAGTCTCCGCTCACAAGATAGTTCAAACAATAATTGCCTGTAGATATCCAATCTGTTGGATCATTAAAACCTACAGACAATCCGTCTATAGATTTTGTAATATCTCGTCTAAATTTGCTTACATCAAATGGTTTTACCATGCTAATTCCTTATTAAACATTACAAATGTAATGTGAGCCAAAATCATTTGGCCAACAATCATAGTAATAAATTCTGGTGTCATTATATTCATTTAGATTTTCCTTAATTTTATCCATCAGTTACTATTATACAATCTGAATTAACTTCTGTCAATTCTTTTAACTTACTTACTACAGTTTCATATCCATATATAAACATCATTGGTTCATAAAAAAACACATTACTACACCAAACAATACTATCTGATTTAAACCTAGGGGTATCAAATAGATCAATTAACTCAAATTTTACATCTATATTATGCCATTTAGGCCAATTATCTTTAATAAATTCTGAAGGATTCCAAGTTCCTATACATTTATTAATATCTATTTCTGCTGGGAGTTCATTTGGAAGTTCTTCATAACTATGTAATAATTTAGCAAAATTTAACTGATGTTGGTTACGATCAAATATAGTAATAGACTCATAATCATGCTGTATAACATGTTTTATAGATTTAAAACCACTTGCTAGTCCATAAAAATGTTTCATACTATCAAAGGATATTGAATAATCAAACTCTTCATATGGACCTGGATAATACCTATTAAATACAGGACTAATATCTTCAATCAAATCTGTATTATCAATGTATATATATTTGTTACTATGTATTATAGTTCTTAACATATTTTCTACAATATAGCATTGTTTTGAAGGATGATGATAATATCTCTGTTTAAAGTCAATAGGTTTATTTTGATCAAACTCTATAACACATTCTTCATGACCAGGTTCATTCTTACAATTAGATACATCATGTCGTATTTCTTGATCTCTGTGTTTTTCTCTATACGTTGTAGTTAAAAATTGTCCTGTATGTAATATTGATTCATTACTATTTGCTATATCATGTGCTTCTTTTAAACTGTTAACTACTATACATTCATCAAAAAATTCAAGTCCATCGTTTTTTGCATTAAAAAATAATTTGGTTTGGGTAAATCGAAGTAAACTTTCATTATCACAATCATGTACTATAATTGCTTTTCTACCTGTATTATCATAATTGTAGCGAAAATATTCTTTTCTATAACTAGTTCTTATTATTCTATCACTTACATTAGCATGTAATATCATATGTAACCTAGGTTGGTTTGAATCATTATAAACCATATGCGTATTACTAATGTCTAACATAAACACAGATCCGTCTTTAAATGGGACAATACCACGTTCTATAAATTTAAATATACAATTTTTAGGTTGTTTTATTGCTACGTTTATCTCACGCAATCCTTTCTTATCTCTGTCATGATGTGGTAAAATATATCCTCCAGGTTCTATTAACATAAACCTAATTCTACCGGTGAATTCATTAATTATAAAATTTTCTTTAATCCAATTAACAGTAATAGGACATTGTTTTGCAACTTCTGTCCAACTATGCTTTCCATTACCTTCTTCTGTAATGTGAGAATCAATACCGTGTAAGGTTAAACTTTTCCAGCCTTTGTTTTTTGCTCCTGCTACTACATCATCAGCACGATGCTCGACAGGTGAAATATTAAGATTTATAAACTCTTTATAAATTTCTGTGTATGGTACATCTATACGTAATCTTAACCAAGGTATGCCTAATTCTGTTTTAATTTCCTGAGCACTTGGAATTTTTTTAAATTTTTTAAGTGAATCGATAATCATAATAAAATAAAGGGGCAAACAATGTCTGCCCCTTGTATTTAACTTACTTTACTGATTCTGTCTTGAGCGAATAGTTGCTAAAATATCCTCTGCTTTAGAACCGCCACTACTCTTTGGAGCTTCGGAGACACTCTCTTCTTGTTTTACTTCCTTTTCCTCAGATGCGGTAGTGGATGCTTCTGGAGCGGTGGAAGTTGTCGTTCCGTTATCTGGCTTAAACATACCAGCGGGACGGAAATACTGACCATAAAGATCAGGATCATACTGATTACCATCAACTGATGCTTCAAACATGTCTTTGATAACATTTATCGCTGTCTCTTCAGGTTTCTTTGGAAGGAAATCAGCCAAGTTCCAAAGTCCATGTTCAGTAATAGCATTCATTTCTTCTTTGTCTAACGCTCGTTCACGGCGTGACCAAGATGATGTTGAATAATCAGAATAACCGCCTTTTGTTGTCTTTGTCAAACGAAAATCCAAACCCTGCATATAGTCAGTTGGAAGTTCCTCTAACTCAGGATCCATTAATGCTGACTTTAAGATTTGGAAAATCTGTGGACCGATAATAAATCGGCGAATGGGATTTTCTGGAACTGTGTCCTCTGCAAGGGGACTATCCAAAACAAATCCTTGGAAAACATAAGAACGCTTTTTCCAATATTTCCGACCCATGTCCTCAAGGGATGCGTCTTTAAACCAAGTACGAACCTCAGTTAATATTGGACAAGTTTCTCCCCACATTTCCATACAAGGAACTTGTACAAAGCAGTTTTTAGAATCAGTATCGCCTTTTACGCCTGTAAAAGGAAGCCTGATCATAAGCCTTTCTGCCCAAAAGAACGGATTGCTCGCGTCTGCATCGGGTAGAAATCGCATTACTGCTGTGGATTGTTCTGGGATATTCCAGAATGGGTAAATGGCGTTATCGCCACTAAAACTAGAACCGCTACTTTTATTGTCTTGTGCCTGTAGCCGCGCACGAATATCTGCTAATGATGCCATAATAATATGCCTCTTGTCTGTTATTTGCCTAAAATGTGCCTAATCATATAATACACATTAATATACATTATATGATATTGTATTTAGTTTGTCAATAAAAATGTGGGTGTTTTTTGGTGATTTTTGAAGATTTTATCTTAACCACGAAGTTGTCTAAATCTACTTACTTTATCTAGTGATTCATTTGACCGCTTATCTCGGAGTTTTTGTTTTCGATAACCTTTTAATACAACCAATCTATCTTCAAGCAACTTTCTCATAGCAGCTGTAATACCTGGTGTTCGCATATCAGCGTTTACTCTGGCTATTTCTTTATCAATATCAGCAAGAGTCATTTTACCATAATCATAACCAAAATTATTTCTCGGAGTATCAGTAATTATATCACCACCTTCTCGATCAGTTCTACCTTGTGGTTCTTGTGCGGCACCTGCGGCACCTGCTAGACCTAAAGCACCAAGTATCGCTGTAACCCATACTGGTGCCGTCCAAATAGCAAGTGCAGTAATGCCGGCGGCGACAACCCATATGCCATACTTCACAATTAGAGCCTGCCAATCTTTGTCAGACTGAGGATTAGGATTTTGGGCTATCATAGCATTTAATTTCTGTATACGTTCATCAATCCTTTCTTGAAGATATGGGTTCGGGTTTTCTGAATCAGGACCATATGGTGTTGTTTGTACAAATATACCATCTTCTCCGATAGTATACGAATCTCTAATTAGATTTTCACTGTTCGGTAAACCATTTTCAGCTATCGTTTTATCATAAGCCTTCATAAAGTTATCTTTAGTATCACCTGGTGTTGGAGGATCAATTTTAAGTTCTTCTCTAACCTTAAATATATTATTATAACGTTCTATTTGCTGTTCTATAAAAGCTTCTGTTTCTATACCAGATGCTATAGCCTGTTCGGCTAGTTTTGTGGCAAGGTCTCTTGGTATACCTTGTTGCATTAGTGCTTTTATTGCGTCAGCTCTGCGTCGATTCTCAAGTGGAGCAATTGGTTCATCAACTGGTATTGGGCCACCTTCTGGGTCAGTTCTACCACCTACTGGTTCATCATCATCTGCATCAGAATCTGGAACGTCAGCCATGCTTATTGGTAAATTATCTAATTCTGAATCATCTGCATCAGAATGTGGTTGCCCTTGTTTAAAGTTATCAATTGCTTTCTGAATTTCCAGTTCTATTAATCGATTTCGTTGTTCAACAGTTAAATCATCTATCTGCATAAGAGCATCAGCAATTGCCGCGGCAACTCTATCTGCCTCTTGTCTTGCAAGTTGCTCATCCATATGATCTTGCAGTTGTAAAAGAGCATCTCCTCTCGCTTTATCCACCCATTCCATATGTTCTGCTTTTGCATCTAATGGATCTGGCAGTACTTGTATAGGTTTTGCCTGATCGGGTGCATCACCTGTACCTGCCATACCAGTTGTATCACTTGGTATTACTTGTTGTATAGGTTTCTCTTTATCAGGTGCGTCACCTTTACCTGCCATACCAGTTGTGTCACTTGGTATTACTTGTATAGGTTTTGCCTGATCGGGTGCGTCACCTTTACCTGCCATACCAGTTATGTCACTTGGTATTACTTGTATAGGTTCCGGTATTGGCTTTTGATCAGGTCCATGTACTGTCTCATGATCATGTGCTTTTGGTGGTGGAAGTGTATGATCACTATCAGGTCCTGGATCCGGCTCATAATGAGGGGATCCAACACCAAATTTATAATCATCAATTGCCTTTTGAATTGCATATTTCCGATTTAATTCTATTAATTTATCATCTGCTATCTTATTTTGTTTTATAACCCATGCGGCATGTGCCGCGGCAGCTGCGGCCGCAATTTTTTCTCGTTCTCCTTGTTCAACCTTTAAATCGTCCAACTGTACAAGAGCATCTTCATAAGCACGTTCTCTCTCGGCGTCTATTTTTGCCATGAACTCCGCTTTAGCAGTTAAAGCATTAGGATCAGTTTCGCGGGCACCTGCAGGTGCTGGCAAGTTACCAGAGGCATGAGCAGGGTATCCCGAAGGTGCTGGTTGTTTGTCTGGAACTGGAACTGGCAATGCACCAGAAGCATGAGCAGGGTATCCCGAAGGTACTTGTGTTGCCGTGTTAACCGGTGCTTGTCCTGCACCAGGAGTCCCGGGTAAGGGAGTTCCTAACGCATCTCCGAAATCGTACTTGGATGTATCAGTTTTTTTTTTGCGACGGCCAATTCTAAAGGGATTTCCTAATGCACCACCAATTATTGAACCATCTGTGGCTTTAGATTCTTTATCCCAAGCACCACCACTAGAACCTGTTTTTCCATAATTCATTATATAACGGCGAACTTTTTCAGAATATTTACCAGGGTTACTGGACGTTCCCGCAAAACCATCTTTATCATTATCAGGAAGCTTATCCCATCTGGCTTTTAACTCAGGATATGTTTTTAATTTTAATTCTTCATCACGAGTAAGTTTTCTACGAAACTTGTAGTCTGGTTCTACACCACCAGGTCCCATGTCAGTCCCGCCTGAAAGGATGCCCAAATTACCTTGCGTACTTTGAACAGTAGTCGAGCCACCAGCGCCACCAGCGCCACCAGTTCGCTTTTGTGCTTCGGCATTTGCGTTTGTAACTGCTCGAATCACATTAGTGGTATTTGTAAACTCATCTAGAAGCATTAATTTACTCCACAGTAATTAACTTTTCTTCTAAATCATCAACAATATCATCTGCCCACTTATCTACTAATTCTGATTCGTCAATTACCCTGTAATCTTCTGTTTGGAGGTGCCTTACATGCTCTGCATACTCTGCATCTTCAGCAATACGTCCTAAATCACTTACATATTTTTTAGCCAATTGAACTGCTAACGCACTTTCTTCTGACTCTGTAAGTTCTTGGTTAAGATGTTTTTGTGCAAACTCTTTAATAATATTATTATCTACAATACGTGTGCTAATATCTTCTAATGCCGCTTGTACTAAACCTCTAACATCTGAATGTTGTATTGAGCGTGCTAATGCGTCACGATCTAATGAATTTTCTAATACTAAATTACCACTTTCAACAAACTCTTTAATTTGGTCTAAAGTATTTGCTTTGTTTTCCATTGCAGTTTTGTAGATGCTGTTAATGAGTGGTAGGGATTCAAAAACATTATCATCATGCTTCTTTACAGTAAAACGGTCTTTCATTTCATCCAAATCATCTTCAGATAATGTCACTTCTACTGGGTCAAAACCTTCAGCAAAGTTGGCATAACCACGGCGTGAAGTCATTCTAGTTAAGTCCTGTCTAATGTTGTTATACGCATCGCGTACACTTTCTACAATATCAACAGTATCCTCATTAACTAGTTTATTTCGTTTACTATAATTGATAAAATTTTTCAACTGTCCCATTTGATCCACTGTATTAGTAATATGTGTGCCAATATCATCGTGTAATTGCCCACCTTCACTAACGTGCCTTGCAGCTGCTCTTGCGCCTAGTAAGTTTTTAAATGGTAAAAGCATACGTTCGCCGTCAGTATTTTCAATAAAAATTTTGCTAATGTGTCTACTGCGTGAACCTCTAACGTCCTCATCTACAGGGCGTTTATGCCTTACAATAATTTTTGCTGTTTCGCCTAAATCTTGGTAACTGCTTTTAATGCTACCGTACATTTTGCCTTCGTTCATATCAGAATCCCTAAATTCTTGTTGTTGTGTGCGTAAAAACTCAAAGTCCTTACGTTCTAGATTAGATTTTGTAATATCTCTTACGTCAAATGTCATTAACCGCCTCTTTGCAAACTGACGCATTTCACGTAAAAAATTATACCACTGTTGTTTATTTTCACCCAAACTTTCTGTCAACTCTTTGTTATAAAACAATTTAAAATGATCATCAACTAAACTAATGGTCACAGAACCAACATCTGTTCCTTCAGATTCAAACGTAAAATCAAAAAAGCGAGCTTGTTCTGGATCTAGTGTTTTTATAGCACTAGCATCACCAATCTGCAATGTTGGATATGCCGACCTTAATTTATTAAATAAATCTTCTGCAATGTGTTCTATTTCTTTCATAACTTATAGTATTTATATTAAACTATTATAAAAGGCATCGGCATATCATGCTCTTGATCTAAACCATCTTTAAGTCTGTCAAATAAATTAATATCCCATTGCCTTACTTCATAACTCATCCGTATTATTAATAATGTAGCAGAAACCAAATCATCCGTTTCACCGTCTTTAGCGGCATAACTTTGCCCACGGGCAATATATGTTTTTAGTTCTGATATTAAATTCTTACTTCTTAACTTTATCTTGTCTGTTTCAACAAGATTTTTTAACCTACTACATGCTAATAATTTGTTTTTATGGGTAGTATTAAACCCCTTCCTATAACGTTTTGTATTACCATGCTTACGAGTTTCTGTTAAAAATACACCACCAAATTGCTGTTCACCCATATCATCAATAACTACAAGTGCCGCTTCACCTAATGTATTATTTTCTATACTATACCAAACGGCCGGGTTTGATTCATCTCTGTGATCTATCTCATCTGCAATATAATTAGTAATATCCCGTAATATTTTTACTTGTCCTTGAACTGGTGTTTTGTTATGCATCCATTCAGCAACTTGTTTCATAGTTGGTATTTCAAACACTTGAATGGCGGCATTATCTCCGCCTGTTCCTAAACTTGGATCAAGTGACACCAAATAATTATGTCCTTTTCTAGGTTTATCAAACCACCTAACTTGTCCATGTTTTTCTAATACATCAGTTGGACGCAACATTGACAATGCCCTAGAGTCTATTAATGTTTCATCATTAATAAGAAACTCACAATCATGCTCTCTAGCGAAACGTTCAGCACCAATGCGTCCCATTTCTTCCGCTTTCCACTGAGCATCACGCTCTGGATGTTCATTCCAGTATGACCTAAAAGCAAAAAATCCGTTGCGTCCTACAGTAGTTTCGTTACCTTCATCATCTATAGTTTTATTTGCTTGGCGCCAAATCATAGCAAACTGATCTTCATCACTGTTTGGCGTTGATGTTATTATTGCTTTACCGCCTGTTGCTAATGTAGGTGAAATACTTGTCCAAAACTCTCTCGCAATGCTGGGTTTTACAAACGCAAACTCGTCTAAATATAGCATACTGAGTGCCATACCACGTCCAGTGTTTTCAGTAGTTGTTGTACTGACAATTCTACTGCCATTATCAAAGTCTATGCTACCTTTGTTATAACTATACACACCTGGGCGTATATGATCTGGCACGTCTTCATACGAATATCGTATACGTTGCATAATCTCTTGGGAACCTGCATATTTGTGTGCGGCAATTAGTATTGCACTATCAGGTATAAACATAGCATACCACAATATATAACCTGCGGCAGTTGTAGTTTTACCTGTTTGCCGTGGCATTAAATTTATACTAAATCTATTATCATGATAACTTGCTAATAATCTTGTTTGATAGTCAAACGCTTTATACGGAATACGGCCGCGTCGCGGATGTTGTATCCAAAAATAATTGTTTATAAAATGACCAGGACCAGTCGCCAAATCTGCACATTTTGCCAACTCCAATAGTTGATCATCAGTATATTTTTCTTTTGCGTGTGCTCGCTTGACTAAATTGCCATCGAGAGATTTATTGGCCATACTACTATTTAACAGGGAAAACGGTTAAGATTTCTTTTTCTTGGACTTATTGTAGGATGCCCAAGCAATGCGGTAAGCGGCGGGACAGTCTTTCTTCCCGCCGCATAATTTCTTTTTTAATGCTAATACTTGTTTTTCACGACCCGGAGGTGCTTTTTCAACAAGTAATACTTCATTTATAAGCATTAACTTTAATTTTCTCTACCGCCTTCTCTGCCTTTTGATTTAATCGGGCTTGTAAAAACAGGATCTACGTGACCTGGGCCACCTCCCATTTCTGCACCAGTTCTACCACCAACTTTCTTACCAGATCCATATTTTGGATTATTAGAATCTCCTGGACCATATCTTGGTTCTGGTTTTTTAAATACTTTGAGTGGCTTACGGATTAAATTACCGTCATCATCATAATCATCATCTGTGTAACTACCAGCTGGACCTGATTCTCTACCACCACCTTGGCCTCTTTCTCTTGCCGATCGCTCTGCTTGGCGTCTCGCCATCGCAGCTTGCTGTTCAGCACTCCATGAACCACCTGAAAGTTTTACTATATCTTTTAATTGTGAATCAGTACTTGAATCATCACCTGCTGGCTGGTCCGTCCACTTCGGCTCCCGCATTATTTGACCTAATACTTCTGGTGCAATTTCTTTGTCACCGTCACCAATTGGAGTGCCTACTACTTCTGGTCCAGGTGGTAGTGCAGTAGTAATAGCATATCCATCCTCTCCATCACCAGCACCGGCGCGATTTGGATCATTTGGACCACCTACTTCAAAAGCACCACTTCCTGTCCATGTATGCTCACTTCCAGATGGATGGCCACCTGCTCTTGCGGCTTTTAGTGAAGGATAACCGGCTTCCCTAGCTGCGGCCATTCTTGCTTGTAGTCCTTCTGCTCTGGCTCTAATACCAGGAGTTCGTGGATTGTATGGCCCACTAGGTGCACCGCCACCACTATTTTCACGACCAACTTGTTTTTCTGCTTTACCAAATACTTTAATTTCACGGCCAGGTTTAAGCTTTGTGTAATCCACGTTACCATCGGCGTCTAATTCATAATCATCAGCTGTATGACTACCTGTTGGACCTGATTCACGACCACTATGTTTTTCTGCTTTACCAAATACGTTAAGTGGAGTACCAATAAAATTGCCATCATCATCATAATCAGCATCTGTAAAACTGCCTGCTGGACCTGATTCTCTACCACCTTCCTTTGACGCTCTGGCTTGTTGTCTAGCTGCCATCGCGGCTTGACCTTCTGGACTCCAAGGATCTGGCTCATTTGCTTGTTGTGCGGCTAATTGTTTTTTCAATGCGGCAATTTGTGCTTGTAATTCGGCAGTTGTTGCTTCTGTAACAACGGTTGATCCATCACCATTAATGGAATCTATACTGTCCACTAATTTTCTTATATCATTCATATTTTTGTTCTCAATAATTTTTTCTTCGGGACAGGGTTTCTTTTTCTTCATTTTACCTGCGGCTTCTTCTACTTCTTCTTCGTCAAGCTCTTCTTCTTCAACAATCTCAATACTAGTATCTTGCTTCTTCCATGGACTTACTAACTCAACGTCTTCTGTTATTTCTTCTTCCATATCTTCTGCTAGAAAGTTTTCCCATTTTTCTCGAAGTTTGCCTTCTGCTTCTTCCAAAGCCATTGGATTATCGCCACCATTTACTTTTGGATAAGTTTTCTTTACTTTGTGTAAATCATTACCAGTTTGTGTAATTTCTTCTGGAGAATATACTACTTCAGTTGCGCCATTTGGTTCATTATCCCAACTATCTCCTTCCGCAACATGCTCATCACCTTCATGCATACCGCCACACACATCACAAGAGCCGTGCTCTTCGTGTGCTGGTGCTTCAGGTGCGCTAAGAGCAACTGGATGGCCTCCTTGCATTCCTGCCAATTGCAATATATCTGCAAGTTGTGCTGGGTTACTTGTGCTAATATTAGTTGAAGCGTGGTCGCCATTTTCGCCACTTGTTGTAATACTTAAATTATATTTTGTACCTTCCATTTTAATTACTTCCTACTGGTGATTTTGTACCTTGTGGAGCTTTAAGAAACTCATCTGGATCATGCTCAATTTCACTACTTGGATCCTTTGCAAAATTAATCATATCAAACAATCTGCCTTTACGTTTTTTATCTTCTGTATCTAGCATTGCATCAACGTGCTCTTGTCCTGCTACAGCATCGCCATCACTATCTTCATAATCACTATCTAATAGAGATTCTGGCTTTGCGTCTGGATCTTTATCTTCAATTGCTTTTTGATCCTTGTCATTTTGTACTTCTTCAGGATGATTTGGACTACGCACTACAATGTGACTTTGCGGAACACCCAACTTATTGTGTAAATAAGAGGTCAATGTGTCTGGAGTTGTAGGATATTCTAATACAATATCTACAATGTGTATCTCGCCTGCTGGCAAGTTACCAAAGTCCATTGGATGCTTTTGCATAATTGTTTTAGTTGCTTTGGATACGCTTTTTACACCATATCTATCTAGGCAACTTTCGAGAGCATCTAGGTGATCATCTGTAATATCTACAGCAAATTTTAACCTAAAAGGATACTCTGTCTTTGCTTCTGTTATATATGTTTTCAAACTTTTCATAATATTGGCCCATTAAGGTATTATACTTATTTAGTTGTTTTTATAAAATATTTTATTTCTGATACGTTACTTTGTATATTTTTAAGTTGTAAATCTTGTATTTTAGTGCCTTTATTAGCCAAAAACTGATCTAAATAACCCATTATTTTTTTATCCCTATATATTGCTTGTTTATCAAAAATATAATAACCGCCAACTTCTAGTTTATCATATATTATATTAAACCATTTTTCATACTTACTGCCAATAGCATCAAAAACACATTGTACATTTTCTGGAGCCGCGTATGCTTGATTAAATAAATCTATATCTAATATTGTAATCATATTTTTATATGGTTCAGTATAATCATCAAATAATTCTGCCATAGTTGGAGAATTATAAAGATAACAATTTCGCAATTTAAGTAAATTTTCCTCTGAGGTACAATCATTTCCAAGTATTATTTTAGATATATTATTCCCCCAATCCTTACCAATTTTATTACCTTCTTTTAAATTTTTAAATAAAGGATGTATTTTTTCTGTAATAAGTGACCAATCGTCTATAGTTACGATGTCATAATTTTTACCATGCTTAATTAACTGCCCTGCCCAATAACATGTAGATCTACCATAAGCACTACCAAGTTCCAATATAGTGCCTGACGATGGTAATTCTGGAATAATATATGTTATTCCTTCTGCACTTGTCGGAGGAAAATATCCAGGTATTGTTTTCCAATAATCATTCATTTAAAAACTCTAATTCAGGAAATATATCTATAAATTTTACTTTTCTATATACGTCATGTCGTTTAATATCATCCATTACACACGTTATATTCTCTCGTATCTTTATTTCATCATTAAATTCTATCATTGTTTTTATTAAACTAGTAGCAGTATCAAATAAAAATCTATTTTTTATATGCATTTGGGTTTCTTCAAGAAAACACTCCATAACTTCTTTAACATGCTGTTTCCATTTCATTGGCATATATCTATAATCAGAACTTGTACCATGACCTGGCTCTGCCAAATAAACATTATGAAAGTTTTTCGTAATCCATCCTTTATTTTGCCAATGTGTTATTATCTCTGGCAATCTATGAAAATTAAACATAGAAACAACAGGTGAGTATTGCACACTAATGTTAGGATATTGTTTAACATAATCATTAGTCTCTACAATATTAGGCCATTTTTCACCATAACGTATCCATTCTGCACGTTGTTCTATCTCATCAATACTTGCGGCAAGTTCTACTTCTTTAAACTTTGATAATATGTCCCAAAAGTTTTTGCCCCTATATGTTACATTGGACATATTACTATTCAATAATAGTTTAATATTCTTAGATAGGTCCATATCAATTATTGCTTCAAGCATAGTATAACTCTCTTCCATTATACTTGGTTCACCACCAGACAAATATATTTGTTCTACTTTAGAAATGTTATCTATTAAACTGTTTAATAAATTTTCAGGTTTGTTTATTTTAGGAATAGGTGATACTTTTTTACTAACTTTCTTATTAAAGGCCTCCCACTTACTACTAAAAATCGAGCCACAATAAAAACACATAAGATTACATTTATTAGAGAATCGTATATCAGTATAAATTAAATTCATATCTGCTCTACCATCATTAGTATTTTCTAATAAACTAAAATGATGTTTAAAGTTTTTATTGGCCCACAAACGAGTGCTATGGAAGTTGCCTTTATCTTCTACTTTCCAACACTCAGAACACATATCAAGACGTTTATCAGCAAGGAAGTCTTTGCGTATGTCTCTCGATACATCACTATTCCAAATATCTTCTAAAGAGGATTCATTAACATTTCCCATTGCTGTGCCATGCATAGACATACAACAGGGATACACATTACCATCGGGCATTATTGCTACAGATACCCACGGCAATATGCAAATATTATTTCTTGTCATTATTTTGATTTAAGATTTGTTTTACTAACTCATTGCGATCTGCTACTATTGTTGCTTCTCCATCCATAGTATCACTATATGGATCCAAGTCTTTACCTTGTTGATCAACCCGTTGTTTTTTAATCTGTAATTCGACCATACGCAACTTTTTATCTATTTTTGCTGTTCTGGCATCTATAGCATTTTTCATCATAGTACCAGCAACTTCAAATATTTTACCTGCGTATCGTGCCTCTACATTCATACCCAAGTCCATCAAGTCATTAAACGTATCTACAGATTTAGTAGCAATACTATCCATTTCTAAGTCATTTGCTTCCAAATCTCGCACAAGTGGCAAAGCACTGTCTATTTTATCTACATCAGACAGAACTTTTTTAAGTTTTTTAGCATCAGTTTTTGCTATCTTACTATCTGGTTGTATTTCTTCAACAGGTGTTTCTAAATCAAACAATTCTTCTAATTTCTTTGTCATAATACTATTTAACTGATCCGCACTTCCTACGACATGTAAATCGGTATTCATTATTATCAAATTCATTTTTAATATCTAATGTTTCTATATCATATTCTTCTTTTGAGGTTCCTAAAATATCAAAATGACAACAAGGTGTTAATTTACCACCCACTGTTAAAAATAAACTATAATCTCCATTACCATTTACATTTATATGCATACAATCTTCATGTTTAACATATGTATTATTTGCTTTATCCTTAGATTCTATAAAATCTGCTGGTTCTAAATAATATCTTTCTCCTGTTTTCCAATGATATGCCGATGTGATATGCGGCTGTAATACAAAAAATTTCTTAAATCCTATATCTTTTGCTAGTTGCTTTGCTTCCTCAATGTGATGTTGATTGTGTTTAAAAACTAGATATTGCCATTCTGCAACACCACCTTCATCTATAAACGCTTTAGCATTATCAATTACTTTATTAAAATTAGTTCCTTGTCTATACATTGGACTCGTGTCTGCTAACCCATCAATACCAAACACTACAGTATGAGAGTTAGTAAGATCTACACTACACTTTTTACCTAACTCTTGCCACCATTTTACTGAACGCAAACTGCCATTGGTTGCTATATTAATATCCCAACATCTATCTACTTTAAGAAATTGATGAAAAAATCTAGTTTGGGCCACTGCCTTGTCAATTAATTCATTCAAATATTTGTATGCTATTGGATCGCCTAAATTACCGCACAAATGAATTGCTCTTAAATTAGGCAATTTACTTGCCTCTGCAACAATAGTGTCAGGTGATAAATCTTGCAACACAAACCCGTCTGCAAGACCAAATCCATTATTATTACGTGGACAACCAGGGCAAGATGCATTACATCTTGTTGTAGGTTCAACATGTAATAATGTTGTTTTTTCAGTATACATTATTCAATTGATCCGCATATCGCCCGGCAAGTTAAACGATAGTTATTAGTACTAAATTCTTTTCTAATATCTAATGTTTCTATATCATATTCTTCTTTATAAGGAAACCTATTAGACCAATGACAACATGGCATAACTTTTCCATCAATTGACATAAACATACTATATAAATTAGAATTATCTTGGTGTATATCTAAATGCATACAGTTCTCACTTTTAACATAAGTGTTATCTGTACGAAGTTCGTTTTCTGCCTCTGGATCTCCATATAATTTATTTTCATGATACATATCATTAGGTCGTTGCACATCACCAAACACACTTCCTGGTTCTAAGTAATATTCTTCATTAGTTTTCCAATGAAATGCTTTAGTAAACCACGGTTGCCTTGTATAAAATCTAGTAAACCCTATACTTTCTGACAGTTGCCTTGCATCTTCAACTTGATGTTCATTATGCTTAAATATTAAAAACTGCCATTCCGCAACCCCGCCACTATCTATAAAAGCTTTAGCATTATCTATTATTTTATTAAAATTAGTTGCTTGCCTATATATATGATTAGTATCTTTTAATCCATCAATACCAAATACAATTTTATGTAATCTATATAAATTTTTATTACATTTCTCACCTAATTCTTGCCACCATTTTACTGAACGTAAACTACCATTTGTGTGTATATCAACAAACCAATGATCTTTATACTCACCTGTTGGGTAAAATTCATACCGTTTCCAAAAATATTTGTTTTGTTTTATAACTTGATCAATTAATTCATTCAAATATTTGTATGCTATTGGATCTCCTAAATTACCACACAAATGTATTACTTTTAACTCAGTAAGTTTTCTTGCAACGTTAATTACAACATTTGGATCTATATCACCAATTATTAAATCATCTCTCACCCCAAATCCATTATTATTACGTGGACAACCAGGGCAAGATGCATTACATCTTGTTGTAGGTTCAACATGTAATAAATTTACTTTGTCTGCATTAATGTACATTTTTATACTTGTAATATAATTCGTTTGTTATCTCTACACAATATTCTTTCAACTTACCTGTATCAAAATTTATTGTTGTAAAATATGTATCTAATATTGGTACAATATGTTCAATATAAAAATCTATATGAAATGAAGGCATTGGAGACATGAACCTCGGATCTTCAAATATGCGATACTGATAATGATCACTTTCTTTATATAAATCATATATTGGTGTATGTATTAAAAACTTATCCCATTTAATATTACTCCGCAAATGTTCTAATTCTTCCGTATTGTTTATAAATTCAAAATCAAATGGATATCCATAAAAGAAATAATAAGGAATATTATGTAATTCACATAAATTTTGCACATCCAATATTTGTTCTAAATCTCTTATATGATCATATACTTTAGATTGTATATATAACTCTTTGATTATATTGTCATCACTATGACTACTTGCCCAAAACCCTCTATTCTCTACAACATTTGCTTTCATATCTACAATAAAATTTCTTAAATTAAATGTTTTTATTTGCTTTAGAACTTCAGGATCCTCAACAAACATATCTAATTTACCAATACTAGTCCATTGTATTATTACTACTAATTCTTTGTCTAAATTCTCTAATATATGTTTTTTACATACTCGTCCTATAAACTCGTTCCCTACAGCAGGTCCTCCCATAGACAAATGTTTTAATTTATGTGTAAGTGTAGGAAAATGTACCCAAATTGGATAATGTTTAAATTCTCGTTGACTTATTCCGCAACCACTAGTTAGCAAATATTGCATTATATTGCTTCCGTGTTATAACATTTCCTTGTCCATAATGATCATATTCTATTTCATCTGGATTACCACTACACGCCTTACATACAACAGGATTTGGCTTTTTAATATTATTAACAAACTCATCTAGATTATCATCATAACTTAATCCTGTATTAAGGTATGGTTGCCATACTTCTGAATCTCGTATATTAAACAATGCTAAAGTATCATCTAAATTAGCAACGGGAGGACATTTGTATAATTTATTTTTATATAGTGTAGGAGAATTTGGAGCACCGCATACTTTATGGGCGCCAATAAAATCTTCATTATTAGCAGGTACTAATTTAGGTCCTTCTCCCATAAATGGACGCCTAAACTCACCAAACAAATTCATATGCCATTTTATATCAGCATTCCTATCTTTTAATTTAATAAGTTTATCTGGTGGATCAAACGGAGTTGCTGTTACTTTCCAATCAGAATGTTTTAAGAAAAATTTAACATTGTTAATATATTCCTCTGAAGGTGGATAAAAATGTAAACTAGTTTGTATTAAAACATTTTCCAATTCTCTACACCAATTATATAAATCTGGACGCACAAAGTAATGAAATCCATTAGTAATAAGTTTTACCCTAGCAGTTGGAAAATATTCTCTTATACCAAACATCCATTGTTTTAAATCTTTATTAAGCAGAGGTTCACCACCCATCAAATTAACTTCCTGTATAGTAAAACGTTGACTCCACTCTTTAAACCATTGCTCACCATCACTCCAAGGAACATGACCTTTACGATTATAATTAGACATTACTATACAACCCCTACAAGACAAACTACAAGCATATTGCACCATTACATCTAAGTATTTTAAATCATATTTGTTTGTCATTTTCTATTTTAACTCGAAACTCTTGATGTAACTCATCTTGCATAGTTATGTCACAATGTTGACTTATTTGCCTCAATACTCTACTTTGTGATGGCACGTATTGTTGACGAGCATCTAAATCATCATAATTTATATTTAAATTTCTATCAACAACAGAATGATAATTATACTCTGCTTTATCCCATTCTTTTTCTAATTTTTTTCTATTTTTATCTGTTAATTCTTGTTTACGTGAGGCAAGTATGATATCTATAGTATTCATATTATAATGTGTATTGATATACCACGATTTGTCATTATTCGTAGTTAACTGTAACAACATACCAAAAAATTCTAACTGTGTTGGCTGTGGCTGATACCAAACTTTACTTTTAATATTGCGTAATATTTGCTTATGGCCTTCTTTAGAAGCAGGATATGTTATATTAATAAATTTATATCTTTTAAAATACTTCCATATGTCATCTTCTCTATAATGCGTAGGAACTACAACATATTTGTCTTTATCTAATGTGTTTATATCTTTATGATCATATAATCTTTCTGGCTTAAAATCCATACGCAATAAGTTTTGATTAAATACGTCATCAACTTTATACCTATCACCTATTTTACGCCTATCTAAAGTATTACACTCGTCTGATTTGCTTATAATATAGGACAAGAATTCTCCACCTGCACCGTGTGGATAACATAAAAATATAAAATTTAATTCAGGTAAGACGAACACACTAATACTTATTAGCGTTTCTTACCTTGATGAAAAATATCGTCCTCGGTTACTATTCTAAAACGTATACCTTGACGTTGACACCATTTATTTGCAGCTTCCCACTTTGCATGGTTCATTGCTACGTGTGCTTGATTGTACTTACTTTTACCGGCTCTCTCTATTAATGTTTGATTTTTAGGTTTTATCTCTATTAATTCTGCCATACGTTTACCAGACTTATCATTATACACAATAAAAAAATCTGGAACATATTGTGTCTGTTTACCTGTTAATGGATTTCTATAAGGTATTTTAATTGCTTCACTTGCCCATTCTGTTATGCTAGGATGATTATCACAAAATTGCATAAACGCAAATTCCCATCCACTACGATATTTTGGATTTTTTGTTCCTACATATTTTTTATTGTTTTTAGGAAGGAAACGACCTTGGGCAAATTTAGCCATGACTTAAGCCAGTATAGTTCGAGAAATATTATCAGAAACTGCCGTAGTTTGTTCAAAACCCAATATACTGGTTCGATTTCTTGTAGTATTTAATAATAAACTTAATAAGGTATTAAGTTGCAATGTATCTTCCAAACCATCTAATTGCTCTATTAAATCAGGTATACTTAAATCTTGCTCTTTTGCTACTTCTAACAATGATATAACTAAATTATCAACAGTTGATGCATCAAAATTTTTACCTACAAGAAAACCACGCACAATATCAAAATGTGCTGGATCTACTGAATCTACTTGTGTATAATAATTACTAAAAAATTGCTTTTGTTTTTCATCTTGCGTAAACTCAGCAAAAGTCTCATCAAATATAGGTAAATTAGTTTTATTAATGGCCATCGTAATATTTACTCACGAGTTGCTGTTGCAAATTTCTTTCCAACTTCACGTGCTACATAGTCTTCCACGCCTCGTGACATATCACGAACTTCATGTTTTAAAGAATCTCTTGCATCAAAACGGCGCATTTGCTCTTTTAAAGAATATGCATTTATAGCAGCTTTTGCTATACCACCAATGCCACCTTGTTGTAAATTACCAAAAATATCCATACCTTTATCAAACATGCCACCTGGACCTAATACACTATTAGTTCCGCCACCCGCTCCAGACAATACGCTTTTCTCTCTATCATAAAAAGAACCACCTAAAATACTCATTTCAGATACTTGTTTTTCATCATACATAATTGCTTCATAATTTACAGTAACACTATGTTCCATCGGAGTGCCACCAGCAGAAGCATCATGAGTGCCATGATTTATACCTGAAAGTATTGGATTTATCAATTTATAACCACTTGCTCTGCCTTTACTTAAAGAATATATTTGAATATAATCAAGTAAATTTTGTCCTCTCGCCTCATGTGTGAAGGTTGAATCTAAACCCCAAGCTCCGCCAGTACCAAGAAAACCATTTTGACTATATGACTGGCGAAGTCCAGTCCCATCACGCAAATCATGTTGCGCGTCATGACTAACTGATCCGTCACTAAAATAGTAATTATAATAATTTGCTAAGAAATCACGAATTGTATTTGCACTATCATCATGAAAAGTTATAGTTATAGGACTATAATTAACTTTTGTCATATTATAAGTTTTTCGATTATATTGATTTAATTCTTCAATATCAACCGACATTCTAGGCAAATCTACTGCTTTAACCATGAAACTTAACTCAGGTTCATGTTGTAACATTGCAGACATACCAGAATATCCAACTGCTTGCCTATTTAATTTAATTAGACAATGATATAAAAATGCGGTTTTAGGTGATAACCTAAAATTATCATGAGTGAAAAGATTACTTGCATGGCGGTAGTCTTTGATATGTTCTCCACTACCGATTCCATGCAAGAAATTCGTTATAAATGATGCCACAGGACTAATTATCCTGTTGCGGCGCTACTTACTGATCTACCTACTGCGGCTCCAATACCAGTTTCAGTTGGTGTATTCAAAGCATTATCAAATCTCACACTTAATGAAATTGTTGCTGGCTCACTTGATGCATAGTTCATATCTTGGTAGTTAACTGATTCAATATAACAACCATATAATTCCCAAGTTTCTAATACTGTTGCAGCTGCGGCACCGTTGCCGCCATCTAATACTTCAAATTTTGTTACAAATTTATAATCAGATCCTGATACAGCAGATGTTTGTTCAAAAAAGTCGAACTGCTTCTGCATTTGTTCGCCTACTCTACGAGCAATTTCACCATTTACGTCATCACGTAACTGAATTGTAGTTGGATCCCATGTATGTTTCCCTGCTAGATATACCCTTGAGTTATACACATCAAGTGTTATCATATCATGTGCAACGGATGGTCGTGTAATATCCATTACATTTTTTGTAATTTCTGATCTTGGAGTAGTAACACCAAAATTTTCAAGTATTGCACGATATCGATATTTTAACTTCGGCATCAATGTGCCCATTGAACCAGCACCACTAATTGGTACTGTAAATTTTGTTAATGACGCTACGGACATTTTCTTCTCCTATTGTTATCAATATTTATCTTATTCATGGGGTGGTTTTACACCACCCCAAAAATAATAATAGCATATTATTCTTCAGTGACTGTTGCTGAACCTAAAGCTGCTATTTCACCTGTATTTTTAAGTCTTACTGGAATATAAATAAATTCTAACGCTTTCACAGGCTCAATCGCTACGTCTACGTATAGTTCGTTACGATCAATTCTTGCGGCTGTGTTGTTAGATTCATCACATACAACCAAATAATCATTAAGGGCTCGTTTTGCCATCAATTCGTTACAAAATGATTCAATTACACCTTTAATTTCATTACGTGTAAGTTCATCATTAGGTTCAAAGATGAATGGCTTAGACATGAGGTCCAATTGGCGTCTCATGTATGAAACTAGCCTTGAAACGTTAACTCTATCAATTGCAGAGGATGTTGAAGCACGTGATTTATTACCAAAGTTCATTAAACCACTACCATTAATAAAGGTAATTGGATTAACTCTATTAGTATATAAAGCATCACGCAATCCTTCACGAACTGCAATACTTTGGAACTCTGCTGTTTTTGCATCGATATAACCAATAGCAGAAGCATTAGAAACTTTACCACGGTTTGTGCCTGCGGCGGCAAACCATTGGAAGCCAACACTATCATTATAAGCAAATGTACGCAACATCATATGACTAGATGGTACTACAACTGAGTTACCTGCTAGGTCACTTGAAAATCCTGAAGGATAATAAACACTCATATACGCATTATTGGTTACTAGACCATCTTCACCATTATCTGTTGCGGCATTAGCGTTCTTACTCCATGATTCCAAATCAGCGGCGTTAGCTGCTAAACGTAAAGGAGCATCAGCAATAATATGTGCTGTTTCTTTTCTATCAGTATTTAATGTTGCCATATTACTAATTGCTTCTGGATATCCAGGAGTTGCTATTAAGTTAAATTGACGTTGTTCTTCACGAACATCTGTATTTGAATTAATTACCGATTTCAATGCAGCTACTACTACTTGACGCTGTGATTTTCTACCCATATAAGGTGAACCATCAGTTTTATTACCTGCTTTATTAACCCATCTATCTGGATAGTAATCAGTTACTGCATCATTTGAAAAACGTGCGTTACCTGAAGGATATTTGGCAGCTGTTACTGCATCTTTACTATATTCCTTAACCCCATAACCACTTCGTCGTGTATTAAACAACAAAGAACCACGTGGAGATAATGCTGGATTTGGTGCATCTGGATCTAAGAAACTATCAAGCAACATATCATCAATATCGCTTGCTGTACCAGCACCAGTACCTGATACCGTTGCGCCTGCTTCTGTTTGCCATCTTGCATCTCCAAACACAATACCATTACCTGATACTTGATCTGAATTATCAATTGCAACCCAGGCATCAGTTTGATACCTAGAAATCTTTGGATAATTTTCCAAATCTGAAGTATCAATCCACAAATCACCATTTACAAGAGCAGTTTTATCTGATTGTAGTGTTGGTGCTGTTGCGGCAAAAATAGGACCTTTTGGATCTGTATTTACTAAATTATATCCTCTAAAGTCAGCGGATACTGTTCTATAACCTTTCCATGTTGTACCATCATTAACCATAATATCTGCAACTAATGTACTATCATACCATAACCTACCGTTTGCTGGATCAGTTGTTGGTTCTGTTGCTTTTGCTTCATATGTAAGCTCTTGCCAGTTTGTACCAATAAAATCATTATTAGGAAGTTTATAAACATTAGTTAAAGCATCACTAATACCAGCGTCATCTTCCAATGGCTTGCCTGATGTATCACGCAGTATTAAATCACCACCCTTGGCGTGTGTAATACTTACTGCGCCGGTTGCTAATACTGCGGCTGAAACGTCAGCGATACTCGCGGCACTAACTGCGGCAACAAAATCTGTTGCACCTGTGCCACCCAATGTTACTGTAGTACCATTTATTGTAAATGTTTCAGAACTTGTAAAACTTGGTGTTGTATCTGAACCAGTGATAACAGTTGCACCTGATGAAACTCTTCGATATGTTTTTAATGTTAATGCTTCTACTTCATCAACATCATGATCTGCAATCAATTGACCTACTGCAATGGTTCTTGGATCTGTTTTACCCAAGTCTGCTGTTGCCAATGCTATTGTATCATATGTATAAATTGTTGAATCAACCCATGATGAAGAAGTTGATGAATATGATTTAAATTTTAAATCAGTAGCATTTGTACCTGCTTTGTCTAACTTCATCCATACACTACCTGTTGGTCGTGGATCAGAACCAGTTGATTCCCAACTTGGTATTGCTGTATATGAACTTGATTGCGTTGTTGGACTTGCATGAGTACCGGCAGTTACACCCAATGTTGCTAATGGTGTGCCTGCTGTATTAGCCAAAGCAAGTTTACCATCTACTGTAGTTCCATTACTTGCGGCTGAACCAATAGCATAAAATTCAATCTTATTGTCAACTACAGCACATTGAACACCTTTCTTACCTGCTGAACTACCGTCCATTACTGTGTTAATTGCTGAAACTACACTAGCAACGTTAGCAACTGCTGACAAGTTAACTGCTTGCCCATTAACAGTAATAGCATCACCTGATGCCATTGCTGGTGGACTTGCCGCCGTACCTGCGACTGTAGGTCGACTAGATGCCCACGTAGCATCTTTAGTTGCACCTGCATGTGCGGCTGTTGTTGCTGTGCCATCACCGGTCAACTTCCATGTATTACTTCTATTTTTGTAATATACTGCGTTACTTGTTGTTGTTGTAACTACAGCATAATCACCAACTGAGCCAAATGATGCAACTGGTACGTGACTGCTATGTTCAGAAGCCTTTGTTACCAATTTTGGTATTTTATTTGTAAATGCACCAGTGGTACCAGTGGATGCATTCCATTCATGAATGCCCCATTCTGTATTTGTAAGATCCAACCAATATGTTCCTGCTGTAGGTGTACCTGATGGTGCAGTTGCTGATGCGGCCATCTCAGATAAATCTACATTTGCTCTTACAATATATGCTCTGTTGGCTAAACCTAAGTATGAATATGCAGCTTGCAAACCATACTCATTTAATTCGTAGCCATGTAACATGGTACCCGAAGTACTTTTATAAAAAGTAGGAGTACCAAATGTATTGACTAATTCTCTTTGTGAAGTGATGAGATACGTTTTGTCTACATTTGCGGTAGTTGTTCCTGCAGCTGTGCCAGTACCAGAACCTTGTGTTTTATCGTTTGCCGTCGCAACAAATATTAAAGGAACTGTGCCGGGATCTGAAGAAACATACGCTGACTCATTCGTTACTGTAACTTCAACGCCTGGAGATACTAAAGCCATAATTTTTTCCTCGTATGTCTTAAATTTTAATATTAAAATTCATACATCCTTTTTGATGTATCTTAATACTCGTATTTATTTGATCTTAGTAAAATAAGCGTCGATACAAACTCATAAAGGGTATAAAAAAGGGTTCCATGAAATAAATAATATTATGAAACATGCTAAAAGACCACTCTGTCGTTGTGGTATGCGTCCAGTTGCTGTAAATTATTATAAAAAAGGAATACCACATTACAGAACACAGTGTGATAAATGCATACGACAAGATAAAAAATTAGAAACAACATCACACACAGAATGGAAAGCAAGCGGATATACTAAAAAAACTCAATGCGAAAGATGTGGTTTTAAACCACAACATCATATACAACTAGATGTATATCATCAAGATGGAAATAGAAAAAACAACAATTGGAAAAATTTAAGAACAGTGTGTGCTAATTGCCATAGAATGTTATATATCTCAGGAAAAGGATGGAAGCAAGGAGATTTAATACCAGATTTTTAAAAGGTAAATATTATTATGACAAACGGACCAAATTATTTTATGCATCCATTACAGTCGAATTTACAATGTCGTCTTAAATGGTCACATAGCACTATATTTCTAACCACTAACACTACTGCAAGTTGCCACAGAGTTGACCAAGATAGAATACCAGATAACTTTGATTTTCATAACACTGAAGAAAAAGTTCTCGCAAGACAAAAAATGCTCAGGGATGAATGGCCAGGCAACGGCTGTGAACATTGTAAAGTTATAGAAGATGCTGGCGGAATGAGCGATAGAATGTTGCATTCAAAGTGGCCACATGGTCCAGAATCTGCAAAGGAATTAAAAGATAATCCTACTCAAGTCGACAATATTACCCCTACTGAATTAGAATTATTTTTTAGTACTAATTGCCAAATGTCTTGTACATATTGTGGGCAATATTTTAGCACTACATGGGAAGCTGAAAATAAGAAATTTGGACATATAGATGAATATCTGTATGGATTTGCAACAGATTTGGATCCAAGAAACTGGAAATCCAACTATACTAGTAACGTGTTAAATGTAAAAGAAAAACTATATGTTTGGCTTGATGAAAATATACAACATTTAAGAAACTTATATATATTAGGCGGCGAGCCCTTTACTCAACCCGAAACCATCGAGTTATTAGATTTCTTATCTACTAAAAAATGTCCTGAATTAATATTAAATATTAATAGCAATCTTTCATTAGAACCAAAAAAAGTATCTCGCATGATGGACAAAATGCAGGCCTTATGTGATAACGGTAATTTAAGACAATTTAAACTTATCGCTAGTTTAGATTGTTGGGGTAAGGAAGCAGAATATGTTAGATCTGGGTTAAATCTTGAATGGTGGGAGACTAATTTTAATTATTATATAGATAATACTAATATGAATCCAAGCATTAACATGTGTTGGATGCCATTAACAACTTTTACAATGGCAGATCTCATCGATAAAGTTAATACATGGCAAGAGCAATTTTTTAAACAAAATAGAACCGAAAAAAGAAAAAGAGAGAAAATATATAGAGTAGTAAACATTTCATTGATGCAAGCAGGTGGACGACCTTGTATACACCCTTCTATATTTGGACCACAAATTCTTGATTGGGGTTATACTGAAGCTATTAATAGAATAGAAACATTTGGTGAACAAACAATAATAAACACTAAAGAATACTGGGAAGGCATTGCTAAAAGTATTAAAGCATCTACTCCCGATAAGGAATTACAAAAACAACTACACCGTTATCTTTCCGAACTAGACCGACGTCGCGGCACTAATTATCCAGAACTTTTTCCGGTAGTTTATGACGCTATACATTCAGATTCTTAACTGCCTCTTCTAAATCTTCCAATGTTCCATCATTAACTATAACATAATCTTCAGTGCAACCTGCCCATGAAGATTCACTAGCATGAACTTCAGGATATGCTTGTGGAACCATTGGATTATAATATGGTTCATTTCGTCGAGCATTATCTTCAATAGCAAGATCCCACCATGGTGGATCTTCACCACGTTTAACTCTAACAATTTTTCCGTTTAATCGTTGAATTAAATCAATCTCATTTGGAAAACGGCAATCAGTAATCATAACATTTTCTTTAATGTCTAATAGTTTTTTCTCAAAACTTAATAACCAAATACCATCATTAAATTGATTACGCCACAAATCCGTGCCAATGAGTTGTAAGGCTATACGTGGTGTAAAGCCTGAACGATCTAATTTTTCTGCCCACCACTTATCTACTGTTTCGCGCCATTCTCTGCTTTCATGTGTGCTACCTTCAAGCATTTCTCTATCCCAACCAAATACACAAGCACAGGTATCTTTAAGAGAGTCAGCAAAACTACCCTTAATCCAATTATCATAATGTGTGATAAAAAAATCAGCCGCTGTGTCTTTACCACAGCCTTTTAGACCAACAAGTCCTATAATCATTTCATTATTGTAGCATAACTAACCACAAATTGCAAGCAAATCTGCCTTATTTTTATAAATTTTATCTGGAGGCACTTGATACCCTAATGCCTGTAATTTATATGCTATATTAGTATAAATCCAAGTATCTTCTTCTATAGTAATATTTTTAGTCCAACGATTTACAATATACTCAGGTAAAACTGGGCGTGATTTAAATAAATTATCTAAAGTATAAAAAGATTCATCATCTATATCTTCTGTTTTAATAATTGTATCCGTTTCAAAAGATACATCTACTTGCCCACCAAAATACATATACCCACCAGGTCCTATAGCATAACTACGTAAATCATCAAAATAATCACCATATCCATTAGTACTTTCATGGTGCCGACGAAAATACTGAGCGTTTTGCTGTAGATCATCACACATTACTTGAGTAATATGGACACAATGTCCTAATTGATTCCTATTAAGAAGCAGTACTCCTCCAAGAGCATCTAATATTTGATTACGTATAGCATGTAATTGAATAATAGAACTACCATGAGTTAAAACTATTTTCCATTTATCATTACGTGGATATCTGTCATCATCTTGTAACCTACGATGCAAGTCAGCAATAATTTCATCAACATATTTGTGATATAATACTGTACTAAAATACGTGTTTTTTTCAACAGGTAAAAACTCATGATACCAATATATGTCTGCAAGATAATGTTCTAAAAACTCATGTCCCCAACCATCTAATTTATGTACTTTTTCATTATAGTATTTTACTTCAAATTGCTCTGGAAATTTTGTAATTAAATTATGTGCTAATTTATTGCCCTTATGTCCACTGGCATACGCAATAACATAGAACTTCAATGGAGATTGAGTCATAGTAATATTTAATTAGAGAAATTTATTAACCGATAATAAACGACATTGGCACACCACCATCTTCGTAATTATTAAGTTGTAATATTAAATCTGCCATCATTTGCTGTCCTTCTGCTTTTAATTCAGCACCATTCATAGTAGTACCACCTTGTGGACCAGCAATTGTAGCAAATTTACCACGAGATTCGCCAAGTATTTCTTTATTCATAGCAAGTGTATAATCTTCCATCCATTTCTTAGTCATATGATGTTGTAAAAGATTTTCATCTGGTTTTTGATTATACATCCACATCAAAACATCTTCACCTTCATCACTATCAATTTTACGCACAATGGTTAATTTTTTAGTAACTGGATCAAATCTATAATTAATAAAACCACCAAACATTCTTGCGGCTGTTTCTTGATAACCACTAAACATTTCATATGTTGCTAAACCACCAACCATACCTGCTTTAAGCATATACATATTCATATATCCTGCTTCAAATGGTTCAAAATTGGAGGCACCACCACCTGTTGTGCTACCAATTGTTCTACGGAAAATTTGTCTTACTTCTAAAACATTAGCATCTAAAAAGTAATCTTGTCTATTTTTCTCAAGTTTTAAGAAGCCGTAAGATTCTTCTACAGAGTTTGAACTTAATTGACGATACTTATTAATAGCATTTTCTAAGCCTACTTCTAAATGCTCATTATCTAATTCAACGTCAATAATCTGAGCACCAAGTCGTAATCTAACATTATCAAACAACGCAGTTTTTAGTTTAGTTAATTCTTTACTTGCCATATATGTATTTATTAAAATACCTTCAGCAATATAACATCGCTATTAACTCTCCCATTCAATTTAATACCTGTAGTAGTTAAATTATCTAAAAATTTACGCAATACTACTTTACCAGCACTATTAAACTCTTTAAGTGATTCTTCAGGCTTGCGTAATGTTTTTTGTATACTCTTGACATCATCAAATCCAGTAATAGTAGTTCCTTTAATACCTAATTGACCAACACTAAATCCATTTGTAGCAACATACTTGCCAATTTTACGAGTTTTGGTATTAAACACCCACAACTCTTGAGCACCTATAATATTTTGAGGATCAATTGATACTAATTTATACTTGTCATCATTTACTTTGTATTTTAATTTGGCTACTTGTTTTTCTTTTGATGGTGCTTTTCTCGCTCGCACTTTACGATTTGCTTTTTGTATATTAGAATGGTGTAAGGCATCCTCTATAAGCATATTATAAAACTCTAATATACGTTTTATCTCCGCTTTTTTATATGGGTATGCTTCTACCAACTGCTCATATTCGTCATCTTTCTCTACAGGATTGAGCAAAGTATTAAAGTCTGCAACTTCTTGTGCGTATATAGCAGGTATTAATGCCGCCGCTTTACCAGTAATCTCCTTTAATTGTAATGCATTTGACATTTTAAAATCACTTTTTAATCCATTATCAAAAAAGTCATCAATCTCACCTTCTACATGCTCACCAAGAAATTCATTAAGATTTATTTTCATGCGTTCCTGTATAGATATTACAGGGGCAAGATTTTTAACTTCTTCTTTTTCTTCTTCTACTACATCTGGTAACTCTTTTATTTTTTGCCTAAGAGCCAATAAAAGATTTTCCATTGGTGGGCAACCATTTAATAACATTCTTGCTACAGAGCCCACAGTTATTCCTATTTGCCAATCTTTTGCCGATCGAACTTTTCTAATAGATTCTTTATCTACTACTTTTTGTGCTTCCATCCACTGTATTAATGGTTGTTTAGAATGCTTTGAAGTAAAATGATAATTGTAAAAATTTAAACCCTGATTAATTCTAAGGTTAATATCTTGACGTTGTTTATCACTTATATCCATTAATTCGCCTTCTATAACAATATCATCAAATTTAGGTTCAGAAAATAACCCGTCTTTCTTCTTAGATACTCGTTTTTGTTTCTTTCTAGCCATAGTATTGCCTCGTATATATAGTGCTAAATAGTATTATAACATAAGAGTTACAAAATGCCAAGACTTTCACTGTGGAAACCAACTAAAGGAAATGACTTTAAGTTCATGGATAACCGTATTCGTGAGCAATTTATCATTGGCGGCACTGGTGTTAATATACACAAATACATGGGTCCTGTCAATCAAGGCGACTTAAAAAAAGCCGACCAACCGATGCACACTAATAATTCTGTAACTAACATACAGGATTTATTGTTTTTAGAAAATCGTGATCGAAAATATGAAAAAGATGTAACTTTCATGAAAGGAGTCTATAACGTAAACGATATAGACTTTGATTTAAGTCAATTTGGATTGTTTTTACAAAATGACACTATTTTTATTACATTTCATATGACTGATATGGTTAGTGTTCTTGGTAGAAAACTAATAAGTGGTGATGTTATTGAATTGCCACATTTAAAAGATGATTATGCATTAGAAGATGAAAATGTTGATAAAGTATACGAAAGTTTAAAACGTTATTACGTAATACAAGACGGTAGCAGGGCGGCAGAGGGATTTAGCCAAACTTGGTATCCACATTTATGGCGTGTAAAATGTACCCCACTAGTAGATGCACAAGAATATAGAGATATACTTGGTGACATTGAATCTGGTGATGGTGATGATACATTAAAACAAATTTTAAGTGACTATTCTAAAAACTTAGAAGTAAATGACGCTGTTATAAAACAAGCAGAAGCCATGGCTCCATTTACACAAGATATAGTAGATGGTCGTAGTGGTTATGATACAACACGCTTTTGGATAGCACCAGGTGCTGAAGATGGTTCAATAATATTAGTATCTACTGACGACACTGGAATCACAGTTGATGCAGATGAATCTTCACCAGCCGCAGTAACTGGTGATACATATTACGGCCGACCCGAGAAAAAATTAGAACATTACTTGGCAGGTGATGGTATTCCACCAAACGGAGCACCAGTAAAAGCATTAACCAGTTTTACTATTAATCCAACTAAAGGCGAATATGTATTAAGAACAGACTATAGTCCTAACAGATTATACGTTTATAATGGTAAAAAATGGGTACATGTTGAAGATAATGTACGAATGGATATTACAAATACAAGTACAAGATCAACATATAGAACTAAAAACTTTAATACTAAAACAAGTATTACACTGGCAGACGGTACTAAAATTGATTCTAGACAAAGTTTATCAAATGTATTAAGTGCTAGAGAGGACAAATAATGGATTTTTATTATGACGGCCAAATGCGCCGTTACCTTGCTCAATTTATTAGACTGTTAAGTCATTTTTATGTAGAAACTGGCAAAGATTCTGCTGGTAACTCTGCATTAATTCAAGTTCCTGTAAAATATGGAGATATTTCTCGTCAAGTAGCAAGTATTATTCGCAAAAATAGTGAAAATGCTCTTAATACGGTACCCCAAATTTCTTGTTATATAACAAATGTAGCTTTTGATCGAGATAGAATACAATCTCCCTCTCATATAGACAAAGTTCATATTAAAGAACGATTCTATGATAAGGACACGGCCTCATATACAGCAGGTCCTGGTGATAGTTATACTATTGAACGTAGTATGCCAAGTCCATATAGACTAACAGTTAATGCAGATATTTGGACAAGTAATACTGAACAAAAAATGCAAATTACTGAACAAATGTTTTATATGTTTAATCCAAGTTTAGAAATCCAAACTACAGACAATTATGTTGATTGGACCAGTTTATCATATGTAGAACTAACTGAAATATCATTTAGCAACAGAACTGTTCCAGTTGGTGCTGACGATATGATAGACATAGCAACAATGACTTTTGAAATACCAATTTGGATTAATCCTCCAGCAATTATTAAACGTCTCGGTGTTATTTCTAAAGTTGTCATGGGTATATTTGATGGCAGTGGTGATTTAGCAAGTAGTGTACTAGACGATACAAAACTAATGGGTAGTAGGCAATATTATACTCCATTAAACTACGGTGTGCTATTATTAAATGGACAATTAAAGGCACTATCAGTTAGCGAACCAATTAGTGGGGACACTAAAGAAGACGTTACTTTTGATCACGTTCCAGTAAAATATGGAGCTAATCTACCATGGCCAAAAATTATAGCACAATATGGTGAATTAAAAGCAGGCATTAGTCAAGTAAAACTATTAACAAAATTCCAAAATAAAGACACAGGATCGGATTTTACAGAAGTTATTGGCACAGTAGCATATAATTCCACTGACGAAACAATATTAGACTTTACAGTAGATACAGATACTATCCCAGCAAATACACAAACCGCTATCAATGCTGTTATTAATCCATTAAAAAATGGACCTGGTGATGGGTTACCAGCCGCGGCAAGTGGCCAACGTTATTTGATATTAGAAGATATTGGTTCAACTCTTAACACATCAGGCGGTCCTGCAATGTGGCCAGACGCAAGTGCTGATGACTTACAAGCAAGTAAATTTGATATTATAGAGTATGATGGTACAAATTGGTCAGTGTCATTTGATGCTAGTTCATCAGACGTGGGGAAGGGCATCCATTATGTAACTAATACAAAAACTGGTATTCAATATAAATGGACTGGAAACGAAGATACAGCCGAATGGATTAAATCCTATGAAGGTGAATACCTAACTGGCTTGTGGTCTATTTCCCTACTTCCATAATAAATTTTATATAATTATTACTATGAAGCAGGTCACTGGAGCGGGTGGTATTTTCTACTGCCGCGATACAAAACGTTTTCTATTTCTATTAAGGAATGATAAAAAATATAAAAATAGATGGGGTTTTGCAGGCGGCAAAATAGAAAAAGATGAAACAACTATTAATGGTTTAAAAAGGGAAATTTTCGAGGAAGTAGGACACTTACCCGATATAGAGAAAACAATTCCTATTGAATTATTTACATCAGAAGATGGTCACTTCTTTTATCACACATTTATTTTAATAATTGATAAGGAATTTATACCCGTTTTGAATGGAGAACATTGTGGGTTTGCTTGGGTTACTATGGCAGGGTGGCCAGGCCCATTGCATCCTGGTGTTTTTTCAACCCTTAAACTAGATTCAATTAAAGATAAGATTAAAACTATAGTAGAAACAATTTAAATATCTGCTTCTATTACAAAATCCCATACTTTTAATTGGCGGAAATTCTTACACCATTTCCATTCTTCAGGCATTTCATCTTCCATACCATCAGCAGTTACTCTTATAAAATCAACATCATTATATGTGTCAAATATTCTTTTCATATTATTAATCCAAACTACATCGCCTGGATTCACATCTGCTGGACCATATAAATCTGTACCAGCATATACATTGTTATTTGTGTTTGGATCTTCAGGTTGATTATCAAATCCATACAAATAAATTTTCTTATGGCCGTGAAAGCAAGCAAGATATGTTGCTGTTGCACCGGCGTTCATTCGTGGATCATGCGGAATGAGCGATACATATTCAGGATGTTCTAATACGCTTTTTGCTCTACCAAATACAATATTATCTTCAGCATAACCACTTTCAACTATTTCATCTGCTAATTCAGGATGTGTTACTACAAGAAAATCCGGATTCCAATCCTGATAGATTCTATTACAACCATAACACTGTCCTTTATATGCTCCAAAATGGCCGCCGCCTGCCGTTGTAAGATAACTTAACTTCATTGCAACGCCAGAATGGTCTATTCGAGATCTACCATTGCCAACTACATATGCTACTTTTTTATGGTCAGAGTTAGGAACACTGTGTGGAATCCAGAATCTATCTTGATGTTTCCGGCCATTCTTAACTACAATACCGGATACTACATATTCACCATCATAATCAGTAACATATTTGTTTACCATTTTGTTCTCCTGTAAATATTTATTTTGCAGATAATGGAGGGGCGAATATTCGCCCCTCCATAATTACAACTTTATTGTCGTAAACTTTTAAACTTATAGTCTACCTACAACAACTTCGATGATACCATTCGTACCGTTGAAGTCTTCTAGAGCCTTACCAATTACGGAACCCATTCTTGGATTTGCCTCTGCCTTTGCGTAACCTTCGCCTGCGGAAACTAGCATGTCACCCTTACGGATTGTGCCTGTTACCTTAACAGGTACACGACCTGTTAGTGCTACTGCTACTTGTGTGCCCTCAAGATCTGCATTCATCAAATAACCAGGGTTTGTACTTACTACACCAGCAATTCTTGAATCCATTGTCTCTGTAGACATTGTTACTTCAGCGTCACCGCCAAATGTAACAACTGTACCTGCTTCGTATGATGCATCACTTGAATAACGTTCTGCCAAGTCAGCATATTTTGCTGAACTGGAAACGCCATAAATGTTACGCCATCCGAGGGATGAGGTACCTAGGTCGTATGTTGCATCCGCGGACGGAACAACGTGACCTGCGGCAGTTACAGTAAAACGCTCTGTACCACCAGTGTCGAAGCGGATAATATCCTCGTCACTTGACTCTTCAACTTGAATTTTTGTATCATTGTCAGCATCTTCTAATGCGTTAACTGAAGTCGTTGTTGTAAACTCACGAATTTCAATTTTATCACCGTTAGCAGGTGCTTCTGTGAAAGTAATTGTTGTACCACTAATAGCATATGCTGTTGTTGGAAGTTGAACAACACCGTTAATGCTTACCATACAACCAGCAGTTGTTAGACTTGAATTCAAGCCTGTAAATGCTGTTGTTGTACCATCACCAGTTTTTGTTTCACTTCGTACAACTGTAAACTCGGTTGTGGACTGTTTCCAAGCTGAACCATTATAAAATTCAAATGTGTCATTTGTTGTGTTATAACGGAACATGCCTTCTGCAGCTGAACCTGGACGTTGAGCTGTTGTTCCCATTGGGAGCATTAAGGACTCTGTTGAGCCACTCATGTCAAGTACTGTACCTGCATTAGGTGTTGCTGTTAACAAACCAATTGCGTCTACACTTGCGTCTACTACGAACATATTTGCTTGGTTGTCTGACTCAATACGGAAGTCATTATCACCACCGCCTTCGTTGAAGACTGCGGCGTCATTTACACCAAATGTTGTGCCATCATATGTGATGTTTGCTTCTGCTTGGATAGCAGATGTACCATTACCTGTTAGTAGGCTGTTAGCAGTTAAGGATGTTGCACCTGTACCACCTTGGTCTACTGCTACAGTAGTACCTTGCCATGTACCTGAAGTAATTGTACCAACAGTTGCTAATGAACTTGCAGATGTAACATTATTCAATGTATCAAGTGCTGTTTCGAAGTATGTCTCGAAATCAGTTAGTGCTACCTGAACCATAGTACCATTATCGTTAACTACCACGCGATCGGCATCTGCCAATGTTGTGCTTGTTGCGGCTGTATCACCATCAGCGGCCGCTGTAAGTTCAGCGGCTGTAGGTGTTACACCTAATGTTACTAATTGTGCGGCTGCATTGGCGTCATCCAACAATGCTTTACCAGCAGCTGTTAGGTCATATACTGCGGCTGTTCCGGAACCAGTAAACTGGATACCTTTATCAGCTGCGGAAGTTAGACCTGCAATTGCGGCTAGTTCTGCGTCATATGCCTGTACATGTGTACCAATTGTTAAACCTAGTGAAGCACGAGCAGTTGCACCTGTTTCTAATACGAAATTAGATCCATCACCAACAATAATACCGCCATCTGTTACTGCAAGACCTGCGA